GTCCCCCGCGGCGTCCCCCGCGGCGGCCCTCGCGGCGTCCCACGCGGCGTCCCACGCGGCGTCCCCCGCGGCTTCCCCCGCGGCGTCCCTCGCGGCGTCCCTCGCGGCGTCCCCCGCGGCGTCCCTCGCGGCGGCCCTCGCGGCGGCCCTCGCGGCGGCCCTCGCGGCGGCCCTCGCGGCGGCCCTCGCGGCGTCCCCCGCGGCGTCCCACGCGGCGGCCCTCGCGGCGTCGACGCTCGGCTTCGCCTCGCGTGCGGACGTAGTGTCGGTCAGCGCCGCGAGCTGCTCAAGAGTGTGCGCATGGTCGTTCAGACCGGCGAGCCGTAGCCATGCCGGGGTGAACTCGCGCACCAGCCAGTCCGTCGCCATCCAGGCGCGGCGCTCCTCCACCTCGGCCGTGGAGCGCGTGCCCACGAGGCGTGGGATGTAGGGCAGGAGCATCTGCCGTTCCTCGTCGTTGAGCGAGTCGTTCCACGAGCGCAGGAACGCGCCGAGCACCGGGCAGGCACACCTGGGGTTGTCGCTCCAGGGCTCGCCTGCGACGTAGGCGACGGCCTCCATCACGCACGCCTCGAAGGCGCCGTTCGGCTCGGAGTGAGCGCCGCCAGGAGGCGCAGATCGGGGGGAAGATCACGAATGATGTTCACGGGGTTCCTCTTCCTCTCGTGGTGGTCGGTCACTTCGCCCAGACGGCCGGGTCGTATCCCGGCGCGTAGGGGTCCCACTTGGTTCCGGCCTGCTCCTCGTCGCGCCACGTCGGGCGCAGGTCGTCGAGGGCCCGGGGGTTCTGCTTCGACCCCGGGCAGGGGAGCGGACCGGGGCGCATCGGGCGCTCCGAGTGAAAGCCGGTGAGGCCGCTCGGGAGAACCCGCACGATCTCGCCACAATGGGGGCAGCGTCCCTCGGTCATCACAGATCCTTCCAGGGCGGGCGGACCGGGCGGTCGCGCTCGCGGGGCGGGATGATCCGGCGCTCGCGCTCGGCCGCGGCCTCGCAGAGCGTCCGGAGGTGATTGGCGACGGCGATGATCGGAGTCGCGAGACCCGTCATCGACCACTCGCCGAGGTACTCGTCGATCGCGTCCGCGAGGTCTTCGCGGGGGCAGGCCGAGGCGCGCAGCTCGTCGGCCTTCACGTCGATCGGGTGCCGCTCCGGGGGCGCCTTGCGGCGGCGCCCCCGGGCGAGGTAGGGGGTGGTCACGGGATCAGACGTGCGGGTCCGTGCCCGGCCCGGCCGTCCCGGTGGGCGGGGGGAAGGTCCCCTGCGATGCGTCCCACGACTCGGCCGCGGCGCGGTCGGCGTCGCTCTGCGTCGGGGCCGCCGGCATGTCGGAGGACGGGGCCGCGGCCTGCGGCGGCGGGGCGGCCGGGTACTGCGCCTCGAGCGCCTCGGCGATCGTGAAGCCGTAGCCGCGCGCGACGTCGATGACCGTCGCGGCCTTGTCGGCCGGGTAGATCCAGAGCTTCTTCTCGCGGTCGAAGGACCCGCCGAGGCCCTTCCACATATCCCGCATCGCCGCGAAGTCGGCGTTCGAGTCGGTGCCGGACTTGACGCCGATGCGTCCGCCCTCGCCGACCATGACCCGAGCCCAGACGTCGGCCTCGAAGGTCGGCAGCTCGCCCGTCCCGGTCACGCCTTCGGCGGCCGACGAACCGCCACCGCCGCCGGATCCCTTCTGCTCGGGGTCCTCGTCGGTCGCGATGTGGAAGAGCATCTTGTAGAGGTTCACGCGCGCGAAGCTGGACGCCTGGTTGACATGCTTCTCCGACCCCTCGGGGTCCGCCGAGTAGCCCTCGCTCGTCGCGGTCTGCGACTCCCCGCCCCCGCCGATGCGCCAGGTGACGACCATGTGCGCGTGGTGGCGGTACTGCGTGTACGGGCCATCCCGCCCGGTCTTCTCGCGCCCCTTGACGTCGGTCGTCGTCCGCGTCTTGGTCGGGATGATCGAGACGCCCTCGGCCGCGAGCAGCGGCGTCACGGCGGCGGCGAGCGCGTTGATCGAGGCGTAGGAGTAGGTCCGGTCGCCCCCGGTCATCTTGCGGTCGGCGTGGACCTGGAGCAGTCCCCCGATACGCGCGATGCGCTCGTCGAGGGTGCCGGTCCCGGGCTCGCCGAAGCGTCCCCGGTCGAGATGGATCGGGGCCGGCGCCTCGCTCTCTCCCGATCCGTGGCCGTTGGTCTGCGGTGCGGTCTGCGTCGCCATTGGGCTCCTCTTCCTCGTGGCGGAATGTGACCTGATTAGACCACATCCGGCGACCGGAAGTCAACGTATCAGACGACCTCTTGACCTCCCGATTGCAAGATCCGTTGACTCTCGCCCGATGACCCTGGACCGATGGGTAGGCTCGTCGGGTTAGTCCGCGCGGAGGCGCCCGGGAACGGGTGGAGGAGACGGGTCATGGCCGACTTCATCGAGAGGTCCGAGCACCTCGGAAACGCCGTCTGGATGCGGCGCGATCGCGAGCTCGGCCTCAGCCGGGAGGCGCTGGCCAGGCGACTAGGCTGGTCCCTTATCGGGGAAGGGAAGAGATCCGAGTCGGGCTGGAGTCCGAAGACCATCGTGAGGATTGAGCGCGCTCAACGCGGCGTCCGCTCGATGCAGGAACTCAACGCATTGGCCGACGCTCTCGGGTTGACCTCTGACCAACTAATCGCCAGAGTCGCGCAGGCCGAATCCACCCCGCGCACTGGAGAGGCCGATGGGATCAGCGACGCAATCGCAGGGATCCGGGACGAGGAGCTCCGCGCCATCGTCCGGCGCATCGCTGACGACCTCGCCGGCCTCGCTCGAGCGCTCGGCGACCGAGGACCCGAGTAGCGACCTCGGCTCGCTCGTCCGGGTCGCCCGCGAGGAGGCCGGCGACATGACCGAGAGCGTCCTCAGAACGACCGCGGCCCACCTCCGGGCCCTCGCTCAGACCTTCGAGGACGAGGCCGACTCCCGGCTGACCTAGCCCCGGGCGGCGGGACCCGCGGGCTACCTCCGGGCGGCCTGCGGGTCCTTCGAGAAGAGCGCCTGCGCACGCTGGACCGAGACGCCAAGGCGCGCCGCGATCTGAGGGAACGTCGCGCCTGCGTCCCGCGCATCGCGCACGGCCAGCCGCAGGGCCGAGCGCGCATCCTGGAGCGCCGTCCTCGCCGCCACGACCTCGCGCATCGCGGCCTCTCGCCGAGCCTCCGCGCGCAGCGTGTCCCGGTGAGTCCTCGACAAGGCGTCGAGCGCCTCGTGAGCCCCGATCACTACCTGCGTCGCCATAGAGGAACCTCCCGGTCGGTCGTCGTGCCTAGCGATCATGCACCTCCCCGCCTGGTGGTGTCACGGGGAAACCCGTCAGATGTTGCGGATTCGTCGCAATCTTGACCGAACGTGCGGATGTCAGGTCACGTTCAGTACGCGGATGGGGTCCTCTTTGGTCGAGGCGTGGCGCCTCGACCGTGCCGAAGTGGTCGGGGTAGACCGACCGACTGACCCCCCCAGGAGGGTCGGGAGGGAGACCGAGAGCGCCCGCGATTCATCATCGGCAGGACGTCCGCCGACCTTGCGTGCCCCGTCGTTCGCGCGGAGTTGCCGGGGTCGGCGACGGAGGGGGGCCGCAGGCGCCCCGACCAAGACGGCCGCGGTGCCGTGCGATCCGTCCGGGACGTCTCCGGGCTGCGGCCTGGAGCTCGCAGCGGTGAGGGCCGGGTTGGGCGTAGGGACGGCGGCGTAGCCGGCGGCCCCTAGACCGACGCGGCCCTCTGTCCGGGTCACGATCGGGGGTCGTCGTGCTCGGGCCGGTAGCCGTCCGGGTCCGGCAGCTCGGCCCACGGCGGGGGGTCGTAGAAGCCGTCGTCCGGCTCGCCGAGATCCCACGCCTCGGGGGTGCCCGTGTCGTCGTAGGGACCGCCCATCAGAACGGCGGCTTGTCGGAGTCGTCGTCGTCTGACCATCCCCAGATCGACGAGTCGGGGTGCCCGCCGTTGGAGTCCTGCCAGATCCGATCGTCGCCGTACTCGTCCGGCTCGTAGGGCCAGGGGTCAGGCATCGTGCGCCTCCTCCTCGGGATTGCACTTCGGGCAGAACCAGACGTAGCCGAACCGCTGCTCGAGGACGGCCCGGCAGGTCTGGCAGCGGTACTCGTCATCGGCTGCGCTCACGGCTGCGTCTCCCTCGTGGTGGATGGTGAGCGGGACGGGGAATAGTTCCCCGTCCCGCTCTGCCCGGGGGCGTCTCCGATCCTCAGAAGAGAGGTCGTTCGCCCGGGGCCTTGGTGGTCAGAAGAGCACGCCGAAGACGGCGGCGATGACGGTCGGCAGGAGAGGGACGATCTTCGGTGCGAGGAAGCCCGCGAGGTAGCGCCCGGTCGCCGTCGCGATCGCCGCCCGCGACTTCGCCCGGACGGTCGCGCGCGCGTGGCGCTTGATCCTGTAGCGGCTCCACCACTTGCGCTTCTCCCGGAGCGCCCAGAACGTCTCCTTGCGCCGGTCCTCGTCGGCCGCCGGGTCGATGCGCTTGGTCGCGCGATGGTCGGGGTTCGTGCGGCCGCGGTTGCGCCAGATCTTGAACGCCCACGGGACGAGCGTGGTCGCGACGTAGACGAGCGCCGCGAGCGCCGGCCACTTCCACCCGCCGCCGACGATCCCGAGCCCGCCGAGCAGACCGAGCAGGAGGAGCGCACCGAAGACGACCTGATCGACGTGGACGACCTCGAGCAGCGGCGCGACGTTCTTCCGCAGCGCCGACCCGGCCGAGTCGTCGACCGTCGCCGTGCGCCGACGGATCGCGCGCGCCGTCCGCTCGCCCGCCGTCTTCGCCGCGTGACATGACGGCTTGCCCGGCCTCATGCAGAGGAGCTGCGTGTTCTCGACGACGTCCGCGCCGCCGGCCGAGAGCATCCTCCGGTGATCGACCTGGAGCTGCCCCGCGCGCCCGCACCACCGGCAACGCCCGTTGCCCTCTGCGTGCGCCTGCCTGATGACCTTCGGGTCCCGCCTCCTGCTCCCCGCCTCCAGGTGTCCCCACAGGTGCCGCAGGCCCCACGCCCGCAGGATCATCCTCGCGAGCCATCCCGTCGCCAACGCCCGCCCGCCCTGAGCCGCCGCCCTCCACCACGCCTCCTCTCCTACTCCCGCCCCGACCTGCCATCCCCATACCCCTTCTCTGTGTCCCCCCCCTACGGGGGGACCCACTGGCGAAGGTGTTGGATCCGGCGCGTCGGGCACAGCCGAGAAGAGACTCGGGCGCCCACCGGGGCCGCCCCGCTCGACCTCGACGAACATCCGCGTGTGGCGCTTGCGCCCCGCCTTCTGATTCAAGAGCTGCTTCTCGAGGGTGCCGAGCGGGACGCCGGTCTCCTCGGCGACCTCCCGCCGCGAGGAGCGCGGGTGCTCGGCCAGGTGCGCCCACACCTTGCGGGCCTGATCGTCGAGGCCGGGCGTCGGCTGGCCGTCGTCGGGGTCCTCGGGATCGGTCCCCGCGTGCCGGCGGACGAAGGGCTTCGGGTCGAATCCGAGACCGTCCCCGGCGCCCTTGAGGGCGGCGTAGTTCGCGAGGTTGATCTCGGGCACGAGGAGGCGCGCGAGCGACTTGCCGCCCATGTTCGTAGCCCACCCGTGACCGGCCGTGAGCGAGTCCCCCTCGGGCGGGATCATCCGCGCCCCGGAGTCGCCGAACATCATCTTGTAGTGGTCCTCGGTGACCTCGCCGAGGACGAGCCGCGAGGGGAACTGCTCGCGCACGAGACCGCCCGCCGTCTCGGAGACGTCCATGCGCTGATTGCCGATGACGATGACGTAGCCGGCCGAGCGCGACTTGCGGGCGACGTGAGTGAAATCGCGGGCGACCTTCGCCTTCATCCCGTCCTTCCAGAACCCCGGCGGGAAGTCATCCGGATTCGGATTCATCAGGTCGGAGAGCTCGTCCACGAAGACGGCCCGGGGCCAGAGGCCGTACTCGTCCCACTCGGCCGGGGTGAGGTGCCAGATCGAGACCTCGCCGTCCTCGCGCTCGATGCCCGAGTCGTCGACCCGGTCCTTCACGATCTCGCCGAGGAGGCGGTTGCGCGCCTGCGTGTCCCGGGCGATGTCGGCCAGGGCGTCGAGCAGATCCTCGGGCTCCTTCACGAGGACCGCCCCCATGTTCTGAGCGGGCTGGTAGGCCGCCGTCGCCTTCGGGTCGAGGATCAGCGTCTCGCCCCATCCCGCCCCGAGGAGCTGATTCCAGAGGGTCGGGTAGATCGCCCAGGTCGCGAGCAGTTGCGTCTTGCCGCCGCCGGAGGTACCGGAGACGATCGCCCTCGAGCCGTCGCGGCCGACGTCCCACCACAGACGCTCGCGCTGGCCGACGACGTAAGCGGCGACGCAGAACTGCCCCGGCTCGGCGACGTCGATCACCTCCCACTTCACCTTCCGGGGGAGGTTCGTCTTGCCGAGCATCACGTCGCCGCGGACGGCGCGCTCTCTGCGGATGAGGTCGAGCATCAGTCGTCGAAGTAGCCGCCGAAGAGACCGTCGAGGATCCCCTCGCGCTCTCCGCTCCCCATGCAGTCCGGGCAGAGGCACATCGCGCCGTTGCCCGAGAACGCCGGCTCGCCGATCCCGAGGGCCGAGTTGCCCTCGGCCGGGCCCTCGCCCATGCCGATGCACGTCCAGCACATGCCCATCAGTACCTCCCTACCCGCTCCGGTGCCGGGAGAGCGGGCGTGTGGCGCTCCGCGGCCTTCCCGGTACGGATCAATAGGTCGGCCAACGTCTGGGCCTCAGATCGCCCCTCCGCCTCGCAGTAGGTGATCTCGCCCTCGGAGTCCACGGAGGCCAGAGCGTCGGCCCCGTCCTGTCGCTCGAAGCGCGGATAGGCCCGCTCCCCCGACCCCGGCTCCGCCGCGCGGGCGACCGCGACGACGAAGGCCGGAGCCGAGACGGCACCCGAGCGGACCGCGAGTGCCGGCCCGCCGCCGAGGACGAGCCGGTAGACGGCCCATCCCTGGTCGGCGAGCGCGGCCTCGACGAGATGTCGAGTGCGGTCGGGCGTCATCTGAACTCCACGTCCTCGCCGGATTCGTGAGCCATGACGAGACCCGCGATGAACTGCTCGCACTTCGCCCGGTCCGTGTGGGTCGGGTACGGACCGTCGTTGCTCAGAGCGGGCAGTAGCTCGCGCAGGCGCTCGGCCAGCGGGAGCGTGTGCCGGTGGCGGATCCACCCGTCGCAGTCCGAGTGGTCGATGAGCACCCGCAGCGGGTCAGCGGGCTCGCCCTCGGGCCAGTCGCCATCCATGCGCGTCAGCGGGAAGTCGGTCGCCTCCCACCACGCCGGGACGGGTCGCGGCTCCTCGGGTCGGCTGCTCGGGACGACCTCCACGTCAGCGGCGGCGCAGAGCGCGAGCCGCCACCGCATGAACGCCGAGTACGGTCCGTGCCAGCAGTCGTGAGTGGTGTCGAGCCCCACGTCTACGCCCCGCGACGACGCGACGTGCTGGCGGCGCGCGGCGTGCGCGGTGCGCCGTGGCGCGCGTTGAGGTAGGCCAGCACGCGAGCCCGCGCGTCGTCGGGGAGCGAGGAGAGCCGCTCGTTCGTCTCGGTGAGCGCCGCCATCTCGGAATCGAAGGCGTCGACGGGCGTGTGCTGCTCGGGGGTCATGGTGTCCATGTGGATCTCCTTCGTCGTGTCGGTCGATGGTCGCATCGGTACTCGGTCGTTCTCGCTTCGCCAGAGTCGCTAGTCGGCGTCACCTCCCGGGCCGATGACGCGCACGTCGGCGTCGATGATCTCGCCCGTCTCCGGATGCCACGCACGCGCCGGCCGGTCGCCGGTCACGCGCACCTCGACGACGACGTGCTGCGGTCGCTCGCGGATGTACTCCGTTCGCGGCGTCGGCGGAACGAACGAGCGCGACGGCTCCGACGGGTGCGAGTGCTCGACCTCGATCGCCACGAAGACGATCGTGAGCACCACCCACACGCCGAGCGCAACGCGCAGGGAGATCCCCGGAGGGACGACGACGAACGCAGCGGAGATCGCGCCCGCGACTGCGGCGGCCGCCTTGATCGGCGGGTCGCCCGTCACGACGCACGCCCGAGCGCGTCGCGCGTCGTCGCGTAGGCGTCGTGCGCGCCGAGGTCGAAGCGCTCCGACCATGCGACGACGACGAGCGGTGCGTCGACCTCCAGGTGCAGGAGCCGAGTGCCGCGACGCCACACGCGCAGACGAGTACCGGAGAACTCCGGCTCGAGCGAGCGCGGTGCGCCGTCGGCGATCGACGCGCAGATCGGGCAGAACCACGGATTGAGCCGCACGCCGGCGAGCAGGTCGTCGAGCGGCGCGAGCGCGAGCCGCGCGCGAGCGTCGTTGACGAAACGCAGGACGGCGGCGACGTGTAGGTCAACGGGGGTGGCGAGCACAGCCGCGCCCCGGATTCATGTTCGTCATCGAGGGTTCCTCTTCCTCACGTTGACGACGGAACGTGTGTTCCGAATGTGTGCGCCGAGGCTACTGCCCGTCGCGGCGCGATGTCAACCTATCGCGCGACCTCTTGACTTCCGACATACAGAGGGACCGGCGGGGAGGAACCCAACGCTCGCGCGTGAGGACCCGCCGGTCCCTCGATCACTCTAACCCGAGATCGGGCGTCGCGTCACTCCGCGGGGGGGACGCGCTCCTCGATCGTCTGCTCGATGCCGACCCCGTCGAGCGCCGGCGGGCTCGCGGCGTTGCGGACCATGTATCCGAACGGGACCGAGAGCAGGAGGCCGGTCGACCCGACGAGCACGGCGACGATTCCGGCGCCCGATGCGTCCGGGATCCCCTCCGCGCCGACGGTCAGGAGACCCTCGCGCAGTCCGTCCCACAGAACGAGGAGGAGGGTCCAGAGGATGGTGCTCGCCGCCTGACCGAGTGCGGACGCGGTCAGCTTCGGATCTACTGCGAGGTTCGTGTTCACGTCGTCGTGTCTCCCTTATCGGTTGGCGAGGACCCACGGCCAGAGCACGGGGCCCGGGCATGAGGTCGAGGTCCACTCGAGGTGCCCGGTGCGTCGGCCCCATCGCTCATGCGTCCGCAACGCGACGAGCGTCGCGTACTGCTCGGGCGTCGGCGTCGGCGAGTCGGTGCCCGCGAGGATCAGCACGCCGGGGTAGCCGTTGGCCGTGTTGTTGCCCGAGTGCGCGCCGCGCACGTTGCGCCCGCGGCCGACGAGGACCGTGCAGAGACCGCCGCGCGCGGAGTCGCGCAGGATGATCCAGTTGTATCCGATGTCGCTCCAGTCGAGCCGGTCGTGGTGGTAGTGCGCGAACGAGAGCGTCTGCGCGATGCCCGCCTCGAGTCCGATCGCCGCGCGGCCGGGGCCGAACCAGTGGACGACGTGCGGAACCCCGGGGGCGTGGATCGCGGGCGTGACCGCGCGCGGCGCGAAGTCGCACCAGTCGTTGCGCTCGATGATCCGGAGCGCTCCGCCCGAGGGGGGCCGCTCGGTCGCCGCGATCTCCGCGAGCCTCTGCTGATAGCGGTCCGCCGCCTTCGCGCGCTCCAGGTCGCCGCGCCGGGCGACCCAATCGCCGGGCACCTTGCGGAAGCCGAGGAGGACGAGCAGCTCGTCGGCGACGATCGCGCCGGCGATGTGCGGGGCCCCCGCGCGCTCCTGCCATGTCGAGACGGCGAGCGAGGTCCGCGCGCCGTAGGTCCCGTCCTGCTCGATCCCGTAGCCGCGCAGTCGGTGCTGCACGTCAGCGACGAGCGCCGCGTTGCCGTCGCTCGACGCGCGCCCCATGCGCGGCGTCGTGAGCTTGAGCGTGACGATCCTCGGTCGGCTCATGGGTTCCTCTCCCCTTCCACGGGTGGGCATTGCGGCGAGAGCGCGAGCGCGGCCTCGATCACCTCGACGGTCGCCTCGACGATCTGCGCGTCACCCGGCAGGCCGCGCGTGCTGACGACGACGCGCACGTTCCCGAAGTAGTTCGCGAGCGAGCACGCGAGCGTGTCGATGTCGGTGATCGGCACGCGAGCGTGTCGATGTCGGTGATCCGCTCGCGTCGGTCCTCCGCCTGCGCGGCGAAGACGCGCTCGAGGGCGTCGCGGTCGGCAGTCGCGTCGCCGACGATGTCCTGTATCCGGATGAAGCCGAAGACCATCCCGGCCGCGAGGAGGACGTAGGCGATGACGAGACCGTGCCGCCGCGAGAACCGCGCGACGTGTCGGTGCGGGCTCACGAGAAGCGGACCGCGATCGCCGCGACGACGATCGACCACGCGATGACGTAGCCGACCGTGAGCGGGTAGGCGCTCACGACTTGCGCGAGTCCGCGCGGGCGACGAGAGGGAACCCGAGAAGAGCGAGGGCCGCCGCCACGAGGGCCGGGTCCGACGTCTCGGCGACGAGCGTCTCGTTCACGAGGATCATCGCGGCGAGCAGAAGAGAGGTCAGGTCGCGGACCGCCGGCAACGATGGCGGCCAGGTCAACCGGCCCGCGCCTTCCGTGCCGTGACCACTCTGCGGGGGTCCGATCCGTCCGTTCTCCGATCCGTCCACGAGTCAAGGCATCCCCCCGCCCTGCACCGGGCGATCAATCAGGTGGACAGGTCGCCTTCGCCGGAGCCGCTGCCCGACGCCGTGACATCGGGCGTCTGCGCCTGCGAGCTCGCGGTCGTATCCGGCGCGCGGCGCACGGGCGGACGGCGCTTGGGCGCGAGATCCTCGAGCCATCCCGACCGGATCGCGGCGCGCACTCCGCGCGAGTCCTCGACGTCGGCGACCTCGCCGGCGCGGAGGCCGCAGACGTTGATGTTCGCTCGAACGCGCATCGTCGCTCCTTCGCTCATGTGATCGGGCCGCAGTAGCGCAGGCTGAGGAACGCCTGCTCGACGAGGCGGCTCACCGAGCCGGCCGACTGCTGGAAGGCGAGCAGCTCGACGAAGCCGCCGGCGGCGAGGTAGTAGTCGCGGCTGCACGAGAGCCAGAGCGGCGCCGAGAGGGAACCGTCGGGCGTGCGCGTGAGCGCCTCGGCCGTACCGCCGATGAGGAGGTCCGTCCCGTTGCCGCGTATCGCGATCTGCCGCAGCTCGGCGCCGGTCCAGGCTGCGTCGCCCCAGACCGCGCCCGCGACGACGTGATACACGCCCGCGACCGGAGCGGCGAGGCGCTGGCCCGCCGTCCTCATGCTGTCGGTGTCCCACGGGACCGAGGCGTCGAACTCGAGGACGGTGAAGGTGTTGTGCGGGATGCTCTCGTTGACCATCCGACCGGCGGCCATCGGGGGGGCGAGCGCGATCGGGCTGCCGCCCGTCCCGTCGCCGGAGATCCCGTCGCCGCTGTTGACGCCTTCGGCGATCTCGACGCCGACGAAGAGACCGTCGTCGCGGCACTCGAGGGAGTTGCCGACGTCGTCCGAGAGCGCCGGCGAGAGGAGGTAGGGGTTGTTCGTCTGCCCCGTCCCCGTGACGGTCAGGCAGTCGGTCCCCTCGATGAGGCACCGACAGACCTCGCCGCAGCCGCCACACCTCGGCATCCGTCAGTCCGCCATGACGAGCGTCGTCGCGTTGTCGGAGAGCCGCCGGACCTGGAGGTCGCCCGAGGTCTCGTCGACCTCCAGGGCGAAGCCGCCGATACGGAGCGAGCCGACGCCGACGCGGCCGGAGAGGAATGCGCGCGACTCGATGCGGCGCACGCGGTCGTCGAGCGACCTCAGCATGTCCGCCTCATCGACGACTGATCCACGGGAAGCCACGAGGCTGAGGGTATCAACTCGTCGCCTAACCCGTTGCGACCGCGCCGAGCGGCTCGAGGTCGATATCGACCGACTCGACGACCCCTCCCCCGCCCTCGCGCGCAACGGCGACCTTGACGGCGTTGAGGCGCTGCGTCGTGCGGACGGGGAGGCACGTCTCCGAGAGCGCGACCTTCACGCGCGCGCCCGGGACGAGCTGCGCCATAGTCACGGGCGCCTCGGGCGTGAGCCGGCCGCCGCGGATGATCGAGACCGAGGTGCGCGAGCGCGCGAGCCGGGTCGCGGCCGCCTCGTCGGCCGAGCCGATGTCGAGGATCGAGTCCTCGGATGCGACGGCCTCGAGCAGGCCCTCGGGTCCGGGCGTCGCGCTCGCCTCGCCGACGACCTCGTCTCCCTCCGCCCCGCCGCCGGAGCCCGAGACGATCCAGCGATTCGCGCGCGCGAGGCCGTCGCGCTCGACGTCGGGCGCATCGACGAAGTGCGTGTCGATGAGCGTGCCGATCGGCGGCGTGTCGATCTCGTCCGGCCCGACGTAGTGCGTACGGTGGACGACGGTCCAGTCCAGGCCGGTCCGCCCGAGCTCGCGCAGCTCGTCGCCGGCGAGGCGGTGCTGCTCTGCGAGCACCTCCCGGTCCCCCTCGACCGCGCCCGCCGTAACCGAGAGCGCGTAGTCGGGGACCGGGTCGGGCGCCATCGCGTCATTCCAGAACGACTGATAGATCGCCGTGAGGTCTTCGGCGACGTGGAAGTGGTCGTCGTGGACGAGGCGCCGGTCGAGCCAGGCCGACAGGTCCCGCGCCTCAATGATGAGCCCCTCGCCGCGCGTCGCCCGGATGCCGACGATCGGCCCGCTCCAGACCGGACCCTCGCCGAGCCGGATGATCAAGACCTGATGCGACCACGCGCCGATGTCGTCGTCGAGGAGATCGCGGCAGCATCCCCCGCCGGCGCGGATCGTCGCCGCCGACGTGTCGTCGAGCGTCCGGCCGTACTCGAACGATGCCCAGGGGATGTCGAAGAGGCCGCGGGCGAGGGTCGCCCGGGTGTGGACGAGGATCCGGTAGTCGCCGCAGCCGAGCATCTAGGCGAGAAACCGCTGCTGCGTCTGGATCTCGACGGCCATGACCGCCTCGTCTCCCCCGTCGTGTGAGACGACGACGCAGGTCGGCAGGCAGCCGGTCGACTCGGGCCACTCGTAGGAGTCGCCCGATCCGAGTACGACGTAGGGCAGGGCGTCGCGTTCCTCCTCGCCCGGCTCGCGGATTGTGAGGCGACGCCGGGCGCCGTCGAGGACGACCGTCGAGTCCGACGGGACGTCGGCGAGCTCCAGGCGATAGCAGGGCGGGCTCTCGCGGGCGGTGTCGCAGTCCTCGCCGGGCAGGAGGGTCCATCCCTCGATGACGAAGTCCCGGTCCTTCGGATCGCTCCCGGTCTCGATCGTGACGATGAGGCCGACGATGCCGAATGGGGTCGGGGGGTCGAAGCCCGCGATCCACTCCGCCGACTCGCCCGAGGTGGTCGGCTCGGTCGGGCCGAGCGTGCGCGGGAGGACGACGACCGGGCACTCGTAGAGCCAGGGGTCGGCGGCGACCATCTTCCAGGTGACGTCGAGGTAGTCGCATCCCTGCCGGCCGACCGAGTCGGCGACGCGCGTCGGGCCCTCGATGAGGCCGACGTCATAGAGGGTCTTGAGGCCGACGTCCGAGAGCGGCGGCTCCAGGCCGGGCGGGCAGGTCGTCCGCACCTCCAGGGCATAGGAGCCGCAGTCGTCGCAGGGGTCGTTCGCGAGGGTGTGCGAGAGCCAGCGGCGGCCGTAGTCGAGGCCGGCGCAGGTCGTCGCGACGAGGGTCGCCTCGACGCTGATCTCGCGGACCGACTGGCGCTGCACGCCGAGGAAGCCGCCGCCGGGGGCCGCGCCCCGGTCGGTGACCGATCGCGAGACGACCGAGTCGAGGCCGGTGAGATCGGTCACCATCACGCCGAGGAACTCCGCGCTCTCGGGGACCTCGGCGCGATACCAGGGAGCGGGGTCACCGGAGGTCGGCCCGATCGGCGCGTCGGGGCGCAGGTAGTCGACCGCGTTGCCGTTGCCGTCGGTGAAGAGGACTGGGCACGGACAGCAGTCCGTGATCTTCACGTTCCAGCGCGGCGAGACGCCGGGGACGCCGGCGGCCGGGTCGTAAACCTCCTCGGGATTGCCGGTCACCCGAAGAGGGACCTGGTCGACGACCTCGTGCCCGTCGCCGTCGTCCCAGATGATCCAGTACGTCCCGAGGGCGGTCGGGGCGGTGATCGTGGCGACGTAGATCCCCTCGCCCTCCTCGACAATGCCGGAGGTCTGGCGCGGGACGAACGTCGCGCCGAGGCCGTCGTCCACGCGCACGCCGAGGACGCCGAGGATCCCCGGCGGGAAGTAGGTCCCGGTCCCGCCCTGGAGGGTCGCCTCGAAGGACGACCCCGGAGCGACGACGCCCGGCAGACAGGGCTGCGGATTGCCCGGCGAGGTCCGGCCGCGGGCGAGGTACGACATGACCCGCGCGTCGTTGGCGATCTCCTGCCCGCCGAAGACGAGCCAGCCGAGGGGCCCGGAGTCGCCGCAGTCGATCCGGCCCTCGGTGGTGCCGAAGTCCATCACGGTCTCGTCGTCGCCCTCGGAGGAGAATCCGAGGATGGCCGGGACGAAGTCGAGGGCGGCCTCGGTCTCGTCGTCGCCGATCGACTCGAACTCGATCGTCTCCTCGTCGCCGCCCTCTCCGGAGCCGCTGCCCTCTCCCGAGCCCGACCCGGAGCCGCTACCGGAGCCGGAGCCCTCCTCCTCGAGCGCGCGGTACTCGACGAGATCGACGACGAGCGCGCCGCCGTTGCTCTCGATCGCGATAGACCCGGCCCCCGGCGCGGTGATCGTCTGATCCGTCCCGAGCTGCGTGAAGGTCCCCGACGCCGTGATGTCGGTCCATGCCGAGATCGTCGTCCCGTCGATGCGGATGCCGAGGAGCATCCCGTCGGCGCCTTCGAGGTTCGTATCGACTACTGCCGTCTGGAGCGCCGTGTTGATGAGCTGACGCAGGCGCCAGCGGTCGGCGACTCCCGCCTGCCGCGCGAAGTCGAGGGTCCATGAGTCGGCCCCCGCGCCGGGCTGCTGCCCGGCGACGTGGAAGAAGAGCCGACGGGTGTCGGCTATCAGGGTCGGAACTCGGAGGACGTAGTCGCCGTCGCCGAAGGTCGCGACCGTGTGAGCGTCGCGATAGTTGCCCTCCGACCCGTGCGTGACGTTCCCCGAGGTGACCTGGAGGTCGCCGTTGCCCGCGATGAAGGGCCCGTCCCATGCGGCGTCATCCCGGAGGTTGCCGTTCGCGTAGGCGTCGAAGTCGTAGACCGCGAGCAGCGGTCCGGTTCCGAATGGGACGGGCATGGTCGGCCTCTACTCCTCGTCCGCCGCTATGGCGCCGGGTTCTCGGTGTGCGTGATGCCGCCGGCCGGGACGACGAAGTCCTGACCGTTGACCGGGGTCCGCGGCTGCGTGAGCGTGCCGTCGAACCAATAGGCCGTGCCGGTCGACGCCTTGTAGAGCCGCGCTGAGACCGCCTGCGTGTGAGGGCCGCCCGAGGTCGGGCCCGGGAACGGGACGGGGGCCTGCAACTCCAGCGGCGAGCCGTTGGCGCCCCAGGTCGCCTCGTCGGCGTCCACCTCCTGCCGGACGTACCCGGGATAGGAGAGCTCGGTCCCCGTGTTGCTGAGGAGGCCGAGGTACATGACGGTCGGGGGGGTCGGCATCCCGGTCCCCCGCAGGTAGTTCTCGCACGCTCGCGCGTGGACTGCGCTCTTCGCCATCGGTGTCTAGCTCCCGGTGTAGGGGGTGAACGTGCCGTTCGGGCGCTTGGTGAGGCGCTCGCCGGTCACGCGGTGGAAGAAGTGGAACGGGGGGTTGACGGAGAACCCGCGCGAGACGAGGAGCTCGACGGCCTCCCGCGACTCGGGGTCGTAGGCGCCGCTCGGGATCCGGGCGACCACGTCTTCCGGCGCGATAGTCACCTCGGTCACGTCCTCGTATTCGAGGGCGAACGTCGAGGCGTCGGAGCCGACCGAGTCGAATCCGATCTCGATGTCATCGACCGGCGGAGGCTCCTCCTCGGTCGGGAAGACCGTGACGATGAAGGAGTCGACCGCGAGCTGCGCCCCGCCGGCCCCGGCATGGAGGGCGGCGTAGAAGCCGTCGTCGCGACCGGCCGTCAGAGCGTCGAGCGAGAGCGAGTCCGTGATCGTCGAGTCGCCCGCCGCCGGGGTGTGGGTCTTCGAGATCCCCGACGCCCCGAGGCCGACGTAGAGGAACGTCCCGGCCGGGAGGTCGTCGAGGTCGATCGTGTAGGGGAGCGTCCCGACGTAGATGCCGCCGGCCGTCGGGGTCGTCGCGTCCACGGTCGGGGTCGGGGTCGGGGTGCCGCCGCCGCCGGGGTAGCCGGGATTCGTGTCATGGACCTGGAAGCCGGCGATGTTCATGTCGTCGGTCCCGGTGACCGACCAATAGGTATAGAACCCGATCTCCGGGTAGTGGTTGCCCGACTGAGTCGTGTTGGAGCGCCCGTTCTCCTCGTAGAGGAGCTCGTTGTCGCGGTAGTAGCGGAGCCAGCCGGTACTACCGACCGAGTGCCGGCAGCCGACCCGATAGTGATGCCACTCGCCGAGATCGGCCGACCGCTCACCCTCGAAGCCGTGAGTGAACGATCCCGGTCCGATCCAGTGACGGAACTTCGTCACGGTCGGGTTCTCGGAGAGGTTGAGCGTCCAGACGCCCCCGGGGTTCGCGCTCGGAGTGTGCGACTCGACGCACATGTGAAAGTCGTCGGAGACCCGGATCGCGACGCTGTTGAAGCGGATCCAGAACTCCGACCACCGCTCCGTCTCCATCGGATAGATGCCCGGCCCCTGGAGCTGCGCCCGCGAGAGCGAGCCCTGATCGGACGCGATCCACTGGGAGAAGTCGCCCTGGAATCGGCGCATCCTGATCGAGCGATCCCACCGCGTATCCGGCGGCCGGACGGCGGGCTCGTCGAAGGCGCGGGTCCCCTCTCCCCCGGCGGGCCCCTGCCAGGTCCCCCACGCGGACCGGCGGTCGAGGGTGCGGATGATCGCCATTACGTCTGCTCCTGTGTCTCGGTGCTCATGGGCTACCTCCTCGCCGCGCGGGCGGTTCGATTCGTGAGGGCACGGGCGATCGAGTCGCCGAGCACCTGCGGATCCACGCCCGGCGCGGCGACGACGATCGACTCGACGACCGTCTGCGGCGGGGCGTTCGTGAAGGCGCGCTGTAGCGCCCGGAGTTCCTTGAGCGACTCGGTGTGCTCCTTCGCCCGGGCCGTGAGCTGGCGCTGCTCGCTCGCGACGATCCGGGTCCCGCCGGCCGACGACTCCTTGCGGAACGTCTCCTCGAGCTTCTGCCGCTGCGCCGCCTGTGACTGACGGACGCGCTCCAGCTCGGAGGCGAACGAGGAGCGGAGGACGTTGCGGGTCGTGATCGCCTCGGCGATCGCCGCCTGCTGCGGGTTCTCGATGCCGGGGATGAACCCCTTCGGCAGCTTCGGAGCGCGGCCGACCGCCCCCGCCTGCGCCCGGGTCTGCCCGAGCGCGAGGTTGAAGGCATCGACGTAGGCGGTCCCGAGCTGCGCCCCGACCGCCGCGATGTTGACCCCGTTCGCCGCGAGAGTCGCGGCGACCCCGGCATTGAACTCGCCGATCTTGATGCGTCCGGCGTTGAGGTTGGCGGCGAGGTCCGCGAGCTGCTGCTGTAGCGCCGTCCTCTTCGCCTCGGTGACCTCCGCCGCGACGCGCTGCTCCTCCGAGAGGCGGGCCTGGTCCTGCCCGAGGAGGAAGCGCTCCAGCTCGAGGCGCTGCGCCCGGGCGGGGTCCTCGGCCGCGATGCGGGCGTCCTCCAGGCGGATGCGCTCGCGCTCGCGCTGGAGCGGCGAGAGCCGCGCGTTCTGCTCCGGGGTCCTCCGGGCGGCGGCGGCCGAGAGGGCGGCGAATCGCTTCTGCGCCTGCTCGCGGCCGGCCTCGGCGAGCGAGACGGCGTTGCGGAGCTGGCGCTCCTGATCGACCGCCCCCGCCGAATCGAGGGCCGCCGAGCGCGATGCGAGCGCGCTCTCCTGCGGCCGGAAGCTCGGGGCCGCCGCGTCGATCGCCTGCGAGGCGAGGTCGGCGAGCTGCGACGCGAAGCCCGAGAGGTTCGACCGGGCGGTGAGGACCGACTCGCGCAGGGCGGAGGAGATCGCGGTCGAGATCGTCGCCCGGATCGTCGGGCCCGTGACGCGGAAACCGTCGCCGAACGCCTTCGCGGCGAGCTTCCCCTGCGTCTTCGCGTTGACGACGCCGACCCGGGCGGCGCCGCGGATCGCTGCGGCGGCGAGCGCGGCGCCCGACTTGTCGGTCTTCCCCTGCTCGGCGGCCATGCCGACCTGGAGGCCGCGGCCGATCTGCTTGCCGGTCTCGGTGGTGAGCTTCGACGGGCTCTCGACCTGCGCGCCGCGCTTGACGGCGGCCGCGCCCGCGGCGCCCGCGCGCTCACCCGCGGCGACGATCGCCGGGAGCTGCGCGTCGATGCCCCTGACGATTCCAGTCCCGAGCCCCGTCCCCGCTGTCTCCCCGCCGGCTTCCATGAGCGGCGCCGCGCTCTCGGTCCCCTTGGCCGCCGACTCGCCGCCCTTGGCGCCCTGCGCCCGGATCTGCCCGTCCCGGGACCGGAGGCCGGCGACGAATCCGTTCGCCTGCGCCTGCCCCGAGCGGAGGCCGGCCGCCCGGAGCCGACCGATCAGACCCTCGGCCGCCTTGATCCGCTCGGTCGCGGCCCTCTTCTCCGCGCCCGTCGCCCTGCTCGAGGACGCGATCGCCTGGTCGATCTTGATAGCGCGCTGCGCCGTCGCAATGCCGTTCGCCCGCGCGGCGGCGGCGGCCGTGGTGCTCTCGCGCGCTTCGGTCTTGAGCTGCGACGCGAGCTTCTTCCCGGCGGCCGTCGTCGTATCGACCGCCTGCGCGCTCTGGCGCGCGACCGTCGCCGACTGCTGGAGCCGCGTCGATGCCGCCGCCTGCGCCCGCGCCTGACCCGAGAGCGCCTGCGCGTAGTTGAGCGCCCCCGCCCGGCCGATGTTCGTCGCGATCGCCGCCTGAACCTGCGAGCGGTTGAGGTTGCCGGTGACCGCGATGCGGGCCTGAGCCGCGGCGAGCGCCCGCCCCGACGCGGCCTGCTCGGTCTGCGCGGCCGTGAGGGCGTTGCGCGCCTGGACCGACCCCTCGCGACGAGCGAGGTTGAGGTTGTTCTCGGCCTGCGCGAGTCGGTTCTTCGCCGCGGCGAGGGCGTCGGCCTTGCCCGCCTCTCCGCCGAAGTCCCCCGCCGGCGCGGCCTGGACGCGGGCGAACTCGCCGCGCGCGCCCTGCACGGCGCCGCGTGCGTCGTCGATGCCGACCCGGGCGTTGATGACTCCCGTGAGCGCCCCGCGCTGGCGCTCGAGGGCGGCCGTCGCGACGTCGGCGGCGGTCGCCTGGTCGCGCATCGCCTCGCTCGTCTCGCGGATCGCCTGCTCGGCGTTGCTCTCGCGAGAGGTGAGGATGAAGGCACCGGCCGCGAGGGCGGACGCGGCGAGGATCGCAGCGGAGGCGGGGCCGCCTGCGAGCCCGACGAGCCCGGCCCCGAGTCCGCGGGCGGCTCCCGCGGCGCGCGAGAGGCTCGCCCCGGTCCGCACGGCCGCGGCCCCGGCGGCGGTCGAGGGACCGACGAGTCCGATCGCCGAGACCGAGGCGGCGCGATTGGCGGCGATCGTCGCGGCCGTCGTCGCGGCCTGCGCCTTCTGCGCCGCGGCGAATGCGGTGATCCTCGGCAGCGCGGAGCCCGCGGCGCGGCCGACCGTCCCGTAGGCGAGCGCCGTGAGCAGGAGGCCCGGCCCGAGCGGGCTCGCCGCGAGCGCCCCGAACGCCTGCGCGACCTCCCGGACGGCGGGAGAGGTCGCCGACGCCGATGCCTGGACGGCGCCGAAGACGTCGCCGGCGGTCTGGCCGAATGCCCGGACCGAGGCGATGGTCGCCGGGTCGGTGACCGCCCCCGCGATGTCGTCGGCGATCGAGGCCACTCCGCGCTTGAATCCCGACGAGGCGCTGATGCGATTGAGCCCGGCCTCCAGGTCGTCGGCGAGGCGGGCGACGGCGGGGGCCGCGGCGTCGCCGATCGCGAGCCCGAAGTTCTCCGCGCTGATCTTCGCCCGCTCGAACGACCGGCCGGCCGAGCGCTCGATCTGCGCGAGCGCCTTGTCGGTGACCCCCGCGGCCTTGCCCTGGTTGACGAGCTCATCGGAGAAGAGCCCCGCGCCCTTGCCCGTGAGGGTGAGAATCGCGTTGAGGCCCTCGACGTTCCCGACGAGGCGCTGCAGCTTGATCGACGACCCGCCCGAGGCGTCGCGGACGAGCTCCAGGGTCTTCTTGAGGCCGAGGCCCTTGAGCGCCGCCTGCCCGCTCGCGAATCCGGCCTTCTCGAAGACCGGCGTGATCGTCTTCTCGGCGATCTTCGACGGGGCGATGATCGACTGAATCGCCTGTCGGAGCTGCGTCGTCGCAACCGAGGCCGGAACGCCTCCGGCCGTGAGGGTCGCGATCGCCGCGCCGACCGTCTGGAGGTCCACGCCCGCGGAGGCGGCGATCGGGGCGACGTTGAAGAGCGACGAGGCGAGCTCGTCGAAGGTGACCTTACCGGCGTTGACCGTCTGGAAGAGGGAGTCGGAGACCTTCGCGGCGTCCGACGCCTTGAGCCCATAGGCGTTGATGACGGTCGTGATCCCGTCGACCGCCGTGTTGAGCTCCGTGACGCCGGCCGTCGCGGCTTTCGAGGAGACCCGGAGGAACTCGATCGCGTTGCCGCGCGGGACCCCGGCCCCGAGCGCCTCGTAGAGCCCGCCGCTGATCTCCTCCTGCGCGATGCCGACCTCGCGCGAGAGGGCGGCGACCTCGCGGGAGAACGACCCGAACGTCCTCTCGGCCTCGCCTCCGACCTGACCGAGCAGGCCGACCGACTCACGGAGGGACTTCTGGAGCGATCCGGCCGCGCCGATCTGCTGAGAGATCGTGCGGACGAGGCCGCCCGCGACGAGCGCCCCGCCGGCGACCTTCGCGATCCGCCCGAGGGACGATCCGACCGAGCCGCGCAGCTCGGAGTCGAAGCCCCGGGAGTCGGGGCGGATCCGGACACTCGCCTCGCCGACGATGTTCGAGCTCATCGGCGGGCCCCGCGATCGGATGGTTCCGGGTCGGGGTCGGCGCTCCCGCCGGTCGGGTTCGAGGCCCGGCGCCGGGTGCCGGAGATCCGGCGGGTCGAGCGCGGGCCGCGGCGCTGCCAGGCCGAGACGAGCACGCGGCGACGGCGGCCGCGGCGCACGGCGAGGACGAGACGGGTCGAGCCCGCTCCCCCGCTCGCGCGCAGGCCGCGCAGGAAGTCGCCCGGGCTCGTCATCGGCCCGCCGCTCACGGGATCTGCCCCGTCATCATCGCGCGCATCATGGCGCCGACGTTCTCGCCCGCCGTCTCGGGGACGGGCGGCCGGGCCGACGCTCCGGGCTCGGCGGACGGGAGCGTGAAGATCCGTTCCAGCTCACGCACGCCGGTCTCGTCGAGCCCGATGGTCAGGTCGGCCCACACGACCGCTAGGAGTCGCCCGAGGTCGCCGGAGAGGGGACCGAGGCCAGGGCCGCCGGCGAGGACGAGCCGCGCGTCGAGGTCGAGCCATCGCTCCGGATCCCAAATCCAGAGGAATAGGGCGACGGCCCGAGCGTAGGGCGTCTCGTGTAGTGCTCGATCACCTCGTCGTACAGGTCGAGCAGCACGCCCTGCGGGTTCGAGTCCCAGAGCGCCGAGAAGCGCTGACGATCGCCCGGGTCGGGCATGAGCTCGCAGATCGTCTTGATGACGCGCTCGAGCGCCTCGGTGTTCGTCTCCGGCCTCGACGACTCCTCGACCTTGGCGGCCATCCAGCGCGCGCCCACGGTCGGCTGCATCGTGAAGGTCTCGCCGCAGGCGTGGAGCGGGATCCCTGCGATCGGGCTGTACTGATCGGTCGTCATCGGTGCGGTCCTTTCGGGAGTCATCGGGAGGGTCATGCGGCCGCCGCGAGGGCGGGTACGAGGAACGGGCGGGCGCTCATGTAGCGGGTCCCCAACTCGACATAGACGCCGTAGAAGACGTTCGTGCCGACCTCGGCGTAGATCCCGCCGCCGTCGAAGGCGATGCGCCAGGTGACCGAGGAGCGAAGGCGCCCGGTGTCCACGGCGCAGAGGACCTGCGCCCTGCTGCTGACGCGGATCGCCCGGCGAGCGAGGTCGCGCGCGACCGGGCCGCTCGGGCTGTTGATGAGCGCCGAGATCGCGCCGGGGTAGAGGCGGAGCGAGAATCCGGTCGCCACGTCACGAGCCCGCGGCGCCGAGGTCGGGGTCCGGGTCGAGCTGGACGGCGACCTGCACGAACCATCCCGCGCACCCGCCCTGCTCCTCGACGGGCGTCAGGGGGCCGACCGTGATGGCGCGCTTCGGCATCCCCTCGCCGAAGAGCTCCGATCCCGCCCGGTTGTTGAGGCCGCACCACATCGTCCACCCGTGAGAGTACAACGCGACGGCCGACCTGTTGATCGCGTCGGCGCTCGGAGGATTGCCCCGGTCGTCCACGCTCGGGACGCATCCGGTGATCTGGACGCGCAGCTCGACGAAGGTCATCCCGTGGCACGCGACGCCCTGCGCGATCCGGCCCTGATCGCCCGTGCGCTCCTCGTACCCCGTGACGACGTGGACCGCGAGCTGATCGCAGCAGTCGAGGGCGGGCGTCCCGACCGTGATGATCCGTCGGTCGGGAGCGCCCGGGACGCCGTTGCCGGGGTCGGCCGCCGAGTCGAGGATCTCGGCGGACTGGACGAGCAGCTCGGAGGCGAGCTCCAGGAGGTCGAGCGCCGGCACCTAGCCCTCGGCGCGCAGCGCGTCGAGCGCGGCCTGCGCGTCCTCCTTGCCCTTGACCTTGTCGTCGAGTCCCGGGATCGCGTAGTAGCCGCCGCCGACGTGGTACTCGCTCACGTCCGCCGCGAGCGCTGCGGGGGCCTCTGCGCCCTCGCCCTCGCCGGATGACGTCTCGGCCGCCGGGTCCGGCGCGGTCGCCTCGGGCGGCTCTACCACGGCGGGAGCGGCATCCTCGTCGCCGGTCCAGTAGTAGGCGGGGTCGAGCAGCGGGTTCCGTGCGGTCATGGTCCCTCCTCGGGAGCGGGCTCGGTGGAGACGACGAGCGGGTAGGGGGCGGAGTCGGGCGAGGCGATCGCGGCGCGGCGGCGGGTGGTCGGCAGGCTGCCGAGGAAGAGGTCCACCTCGGGAAGACCGAAGCCGCCCGAGCCGCCCTCGCCGTTGCGCGAGAGGTTCGTCGCGACCTGGACGCCCTGGCGGATAACGCGCTCGACGTTCTTCGGGAGCGAGCACGCCTGACCGGCGCACGCCTTCGCGATCTCGCAGGCGAGCCGGGCGGCCGCGTGCTGGCCGGTGATCGGCGGGTCGAGGCCGTAGAGGTAGGAGACCTCGAAGGTCCCCTCCTCGGTCGCCTCCCGCTCGAGGTACTGACACGACGGCCAGACCTCGCCCTCGGTCGCGCGGACGAGATAGCGGCGCCCGAGAAGGGCGTACTCGGCCGGGTCGAGGATCACCCCGTCGAGGCGGACCTGCGTGATCTCCCGGATCGGGTAGCCGCCGAGGCGCACCCGGCCGAGCCGGCGGCATCCGGCGGGCCAGATGTCGGGGCCCCTCCAGACCGGGCCGCAGGAGCGCGAGCGGGTCATCGGCCGGACGACCGCCGAGCAGGCTCCACCGAAGCGGCGGCCCGAGAGTCCGTAGAGGACCGTCGAGGCGACCTCGATCGCGTAGTCGAGGTCGGCGTCCTCGGCGAGGTCCGAGCAGCAGGCGGAGACGGCGTCGGCCGTCGTCCAGAGCGAGCAGGGGCCGCCGGGAGAGAGCGCGGGCGGCAGGGCCGGGCGGCCGTTGGCGGTGACCTCAAGGTCCTCGGAGGTGAAGGTCTCCGGCGAGACGACTCCCGTGTCCCATCCGATCGAGTAGCGGCCGATCGTCGTCGGGGCGTCGAGGAGCGCGACGTAGGAGCCCGAGCCCGCGACGAGCTCGGAGACGCCATCCGTCGTCGGGCCGTAGACCGTCGCCCCCTCGTTGTCGAGGACGCGGACCCGCACGGTCGCGAGGCCGGTCGGGTAGCCGAGGACGACCGGCTCGATCGCCTCTGCGGGGCGGGCGTAGATCACAGCGGAACTCCGTGTGCGGCGATGATCGAGGCGGCGACGTTCAGGCCGAAGCCGCGGACGAGGGTCGCGTGCGTGGTCGTGAGGTACTTGCGGTACTCGGTGTCGAAGCCGTAGTCCTCCTCGTAGAGGAAGGTCTCCAGGCGCCCGCCGATCTCGGGGACGTCGGCGACCCACGCGGCGAGGGGGATCGTCGGGAGGTCGACCACGCGCTGGATCGACCCCGGCGTCCTCGACCCTCCCGTGTAGGCGAAGAGGTTCGTGTCGGGGTCGGAGATCGGGAGCGACTTGCGGGCGCAGGCGATCGCCGCGTCGAGGAAGCGCGGGTCGCCCGAGGTGAGGTAGCCGACCGTCGCGAACCCGGACTGAGCCCAGGTATAGATGGCGTCGTAGCGGTTGGTCCCGCGGTGGTCGACGGCCGAGTTTGTGTCGGTGACCTCGGAGAAGTAGCCGACGGCCGGCTCGTCCTCGATGTAGCCGCACCCCCGCCAAAGACTCGGGTTGCCGACGGCCGTGGTCGGGTCGTAGGTGAACTCCCAGAGGTCATCGACATGGCCGACGCGCGTCGGGTCGAAGTCGCTCATCCTCGCCCCGAGCTGATAGGCGACGAGCTTGTAGATCATGAAGTTGCCGTTCGTGTAGTACGTCCGCTCGTTGCGGCCCGAGGCGTAGTCGAGCGCCGCGAGGATCTGCGTCGCCCATCGCTTCGTCCCGTTGAGGCAGGCGACGACGATCGCGATGTTCGAGAGAGCCATGAAGGTCGTCTCGCCCGAGTCGCCCGCGACGTTGGCAGCCGACGAGCGGAAGAGGCCCCCGGTGACGGGGTCCTGGAAGTCCTTGAAGTAGCGGTCGGTCGAGCGGATCGCCATGTCGCGGTAGCGGCGCCGGAAGACCGGATCGCGTGGGCGCTTGAAGCGGTACATCGTGGCGGCGAGCGCCGAGAGGCCCGGCTTCCAGTCGGTCCGGCCCGCCGCCCCGCCGGCCTCGGTCGCGTTCCACTCCCAAGTATCCGTCGCGAGGTTGTAATACTCCTCGGTGGACCCGGGCGTCCCGCCGTACCACGCCTCGATGATGTCCTCGCCGAGGTCCATGAGGAGGGCGAGATCCTGCGTCGAGGGGCGGACGACCCCCATCAGGAGATCCGCCCGACGATGAGGGTCGCCGCGTTGAGGTTCGCGAGGGACCCATCCGCGATCGTCGAGGGCGCGGGGAAGGACGAGAGCGCGCGAGGAGTCGTCCGGGCCGCGGCGCCGAGCCCGCCGATCGAGAAGGGGAGCTGCGCGAGCGCGGCGTTCGCCATGTTCCCATTGACCCGCGCGACCGTGACGGTGTTGTTATCGGCGCCGAGACCGAGGTAGAGCACCTGCCCTCGCGTAACGGGAAGGTCCGGGTCGTAGACGATCTGCCAGGCGTTCGAGCCGGCCGCCGCGACCGCCCCGCTCGCCGAGATCCGGGTGAGGGGCGCCTGCGAGTCGTAGACGGAAATCTCGATGTTCCCCGAGGCGGTCCCGACGAAGACGGCCAGGTCGCGCAGGCGCCCCGACTTCGGGACGACCACCCGCACCATCCGCAACTCGTTTGCCGTCTGAGTATTAAGCGTCGAGCTGACGTTGAGCGGGTTGAAGGTCGCGACGACCGAGTCCGACCAAGGCATCGCGATACTCCCGGCGGAGGCGATCGCGTCGTCGGCGTAGATCGCAGCCGCGTCCTCGGCCGCGTCCGCCTTCGCCTGCGCGCCCGCGAGGGTCTCGAGGAGCGACGTATCGGCGATGCCGTGGATCGACGTCGTGTCCGCCGCGTGCGCGTCGAGCTCGGCCTGCGTCGCCATGTCGGCGGCGAAGCCGGGGTTCGGGTAGGTGCCCGAGAGGACGCCCCCCGCCGCGCCGGTCGGCGTGCGGGCGTTGGAGAGGCGCGAGTCGTTTCCCGCCGCGGCCTGCGTCGCCCCGGTCCCGAGCGTGCGCCGCGAGGCCGTCCCCGCCGCCGCGTCGGATGCGAGAGCGAGCTTCGACTCGGCGATCGCCGGGTCCGCGTTGATGTCGGCGTTAACGATGACGCCCGACGCGATATCGGGATTCGGGTAGGTCCCCGAGAGGTCCCCGCCCGCGGGCCCGGTCGGCTCTCCTCCCCCACCGCCCTCGGGCGCATCGACCCACCGGACCCCGGCCGTCGCCGTCGAGTCCGCCGCGAGGATCTGATCGTTCGTCCCGACGGGGACCCGCGCGATCGTGTCCGGCGCCGTCCCGACGAGGAGGTCGCCCTTGGCATCGACGATCGTGTCGGCGAGGAGCGCGGACGTGTCCGGGATACCGTGGACGTCCGTCGTGTCCTCGTTGTGCTCCTCGATCAGCTCGGCGGCGTTGTTGATCTGCGGTGCGATGGCGGTCATCGGGCGGCCTCCAGGGCTCCGGTCAGGGAGCCGGTCGATCGGCCGGCGAGGCGCAGCACAGCGGCCGCGGCCCGCTCGGCGGGGTCGTCGTAGGGGTAGAGCTCCGCGCTGATCTCGCGGCGACGGCGGGCGATGGCCGGGAGGTCGTCGAGGGCGACGGAGACCGCCGTCTCCAGGTCGCCCGGTCGATCGACCTGGACCCCGACGTCGGCGCAGTCCCAGAACCGGAGGCCGTGCTCGACGTCGCGGCGGAAGGCGGGAGCGTTGAGGACGACGACCGGGCCGCCGAACGCGGCGAACTCGTAGAGGGTGCTGCTCGCGTCGTTGACGTAGACCGCCGCCGTGTCGAGTACCTCGTCGAAGTGCTCGATGAACGGGACGCCCGCGGCGGCCGCGAGCGTGCGCGCCTCGCGCCGGATGCGCGGGTGCGAGTGCATGGCGACCCGGAAGTGACGGGCGAGCGGGCGGATCGCCCGGCCGTAGTGCCCGATCGCCGTGGTCGCCTCGGGGATCCCGATGCCGGCCCTCCAATGGAAGGACACGACGACGAGATCGCCCCGGGGGCCGGCCTCCCGGAACCGGCCCCCGAGCTTGGGGGCGCCGACGACCTCGACCTCGGCGCCCGGATATGCGTCGCGCCAGAGCGCGGCGTGGCGGTCGTTGACGGCGAGGAAGAGCGAGACGCCCTCGAATCCCTCGCCGCCCGAGTAGCCCTTGCGGCGCGAGCCGTCGGCGTTGACGAACGACTGCCCGACCCCGTGCCCCTGGTAGGCGATCGGCCGCCGCGCTGCCCGGGCCCGCCGGAGATCCTGCGTCGCGGCGACGAGGACCGGGTCCGCGCTCTCGTCGAAGGGCGGCTGCCCGCCCTCGTAGGCCGTCGCCTCGACGCCGAGCGCGGTCGCGTGGTCGAGGAGCTTCGAGGGGACGAAGAACGACCCGCGGGCGTCGGCCGGCAGGGCGAGCCAGGTCGGGGCGAGGTGCTCGAGGTAGTGCTCGAGGCGGGCGGTCGCGTCGATCATGCCGGGACCGCCGTCTCGGCCATGAGCTCGCGCATCGCGCCCGGGTCGGTCCGGGCCGCCTTGTACCGCGCCGCGAGCGCCCCGTTCTCCGGGCTCGCGCGGTGGTCGCCGTACTCGTCGAGCGCGGGCGGATGCCAGAGGTGGAAGAGCGGCGCGCGGGTCCGGCGCCATTCCATGCCGACGAGGCAGCGCAGGGCGTCGCGCCATGCCGGATCCTCGGCGCCCCATCCGACGAAGCGCGGGTCGGGCGGGACGGCGGCGAGGGTCGCGGCGGGGAGGACGACGATCCCGCCGCCGGCGATCCCGCGATAGGGGCGCTTCGCGCAGGGCATCCGCTCGTCGGGCTCGGTCCCGCAGAGGACGTCGGTCGTCGCCTCGGTCGAGAGGCGATGCACGCGGTGATGGGGGACCGCCCACGGGTAGCCCGCGGCGACGGCCGCTACCGCCTCGGGAAGGCCGTCGCACCACACGTCGGCGTCGTGGACGATGACGATGTCGCCGGTCGCGTGCGCCGTCCCCCGGATGATCGCGCGGGACTTGCTCCAGGGCTCGGCCTCGGGCGTGTCGGAGAGGGCGATCGACCATCCCGGGCAGCGCTCGACGATCCGGCGCGAGAGCCAGACGAAGGCGCGGGTCCGGTCGGGGTCGCCGCCCTGCCAGGGGATGATGATGCTCACGCTCACCCGGCCCACAGCGCCTCCCGGGATCGGAAGAGGGCGCGGCCGGCCTCGCGGGTCGCGCGGCCGATGCGATAGGTCGCGTCCTCGGGGGCGCGGCCGAAGGACGGGTGGAGGTGCTCGACGACGGCGTCGGTCGCGAATGCGATCGCGCCCCGGGCACGCGCGGTCGCGACGAGCTCGTCGTCGGTCCACTCGTGCGGGTAGCCCTCGTGCATCAGCTTCCCGGAGTCCGGCTCGTCGATCGTCCCGAGGGCGAGGTAGCGGCGGTCGACGAGGAAGTGCGTCGCGTGGCGGCCCTCGCGGACCCGGCGCGTCCCGAGGTCGTTGACCCCGACGACCTGGACCGGACCGACCATCAGCGCGCGGGCCGCCACGAGCCATCCCGGCCGGAAGGCGAGGTCGTCGGCGCCGGTGAAGATGAGCGGCTCCGAGGTGCATCGGATCCCGGCGTTGATCTTCGCCGCGTAGCTGCCGCCGTGGACGATGAGCCCGGCGCCCGCGCGCATGACCGCCGCGATCTGCTCCTCGTCGCCCGGGTCGGCGATGAAGACGACCCGATGCGGGGCCGGGGTCGCGGAGGAGATCGAGGCGAGGAGCGGCTCGACGCGGTGGGGCCGGCCGAGGACCGGGACGATGACGACGAGGCGGCTCACGGCCGGACCGCGAGCGCCTGCGTGTCGGCGCCCTGCTCGCGCGCCTCGACGACCGCGAGGCCGGCGCCGCGCATGACGTCGGCCAGGCGCAGGGCGGAGACGTTGAGGTAGTGCTCTCCCTCGTAGAGCTTCCACCCGCCGTCGATCGCCGAGTGCGGCCGGCGGCCGGGGCCGGCGCAGGTCACGATGAGGACGCCGCCGGGGGCGAGCCAGTCGGCGACGCGGCGGACCATGCCGGGCCACTCGGCCATGTGCTCGAAGACCTCGCAGCACACGACGAGGTCGGGCGGGCTCTCGGGCTCGTACTCGCGGGCGTCGCCGATCCAGTCCACGCCGGGCCCGGGGAAGAGGTCGAGGCCGACGTAGCGGTCGACCGCGGGGAAGAGGTCACGGATCGTGCCGTTGATGTCGCGCGATCCGATCTCGACGACCGAGCCGGGCGGGACGAGCGCGGCGACCTTCTCTGCGACGAACTGGTGCGCTGCCGTGTGCATCGGGAGAGGCGGGCTCCTGCTCGCGTCGGACGGGGAGCCCCGGCGCCGCCCCGGGGGCGGGGACGACGCCGGGGTGATCGGTGGGACTAGGAGCCCGAGCCGACCGCCGCGTAGTCGCAGGCGGCCTCGGGGAGGAACGAGTCGAAGAACCAGGCCGGGCGGCCGTCCGGGTTGTCGTACTCCGCGGGCATGTCGCCGTAGGGGTCCCCGAACGCCGGGTTGTTCTCCGAGTAGCCCGTCGCCGTGATGGTCGCGAACTCGGCCGAGAACTCGTTGTCGCCGAGGCGCCACACCGACTTCGGAACGACCCACCGGATGTACGGGACCCCGGCGAGCGGCTTGTCGCCGTCCCAGGCCCGCGTCCAGAACTCGAAGCCGATGCCGCCGGCCGTGAGGTCGCAGGCGCCGATGCCGGCCGGGAGGATGTTGCCGATGTACTCGCCCTCCTCCGCGCCGGGGATGAGGTCGGCGCCGAACATCAGCTCGAAGAGCGCGGCCTCCAGGCGGCAGTTGTCGAGCTCGTAGAGCCACCGCTTGATCTGGTCCGGCGCCTTGTAGGTGAGGCAGGCGCAGTCGGCTCCGTTCTTCTGGATCCGGTCCTCGCCCTCCTCGACGTCGGCGTTCATCGCGACGCGCATCGGGTGGCCGGTGACGTAGCTCGAGGTCGCGCCATCGACGGGGGTGCCGTCGGCGTTGAGCCGGGTCGCCCGCGCGGCGAGGACGTGGATGGATCCTGGACAGCTAGCCACGAGGGGCCTCCTGGTATCGGTGGGTCATCACTCGCCCGAGCCGGAGCCGGGGAGGACGGGGGTCTCGGCCTCGCCGTGGCCGGCGAGCTGCGCGACGTGAAGGCAGCGGTCCCACTCGACGAGGACGAGGCGCTCCGCGCGGATGACGACGTGATTCGTGTCGCGGCGCGTGACCTCGGCCGGGCGGGTGGACTGGAGGGCGATCGGGTCGAGACGGACCCGGAGGGGCCCGGTCGCGTACATCCAGGAGGACCCGGCGGGCGGGTCGTCTCCCTCGGGCGAGGTGCCCGGGTAGCCCGCTCCCGCGACGACGGGCGTCCCGAGGGCGAGGGTGCGGAGGCGCTGCCCGTCCACGACGATGAGCCCGTAGCGGGCGGCCCAGGTCGCGGCGGCGGGCGTCATGTGGATCACGCCCGCGCGGCATGAGGACGCGATGGCCTGCTCGAGCGCGGCGATCGCGTCCACGATCCCGGCCGGGTCTCCGGCGAGCTCGGCGTCGGTGGACGCGAGCCTCGGGTTCGTCGTGACGATCTCGCCGCCCCAGAGCTCCCGCTCGATCGCGACGTGCTGCGTCGCCTCCAGCGTGAGGGTGAGCGCGGCCTCGAACTCGGTCCGCGGCCCGACCCCGAGGGTCGAGCATGAGTCGTCCTGGTAGACGACGAACGGATCGAAGCGGCGGTCGATGCCGTCGCCCGTCGAGGGCGTGTCGCCCTCCAGAGCGGTCGGCGTCGGGTCGCAGGCGGGATCCCATCCGAGGGCGCACCCGCAGGGGTAGGGGTCGATCGCGACTCCGCCCTGCCAGCGCCCCCCCGCGTCGAGCGTCTGCGCGACGGCGAGGAGGCCCCGGAGGGGAGCCGACGGGGAGGGCCCGTCGGCTCGGATGTACTGGCGGGCGATGACCTAGCTCCCGAAGGCGAGAGCCGTCGAGGTCTCGGCGGCGCAGTCGAGGAGGCGTCCGGCCTCCTGGACCTGACCCGTGTAGCAGACCGTCGAGGTGAGCCAGTACGACTCGATCCCCGTGCGGGCGACCTTCTCGAAGGTCTCCGCGAAGAGCTGATAGTCGTTGGTCGCGTTGAGCGTCGAGTCCCGGACGAGGCCGAGGTCGAGGATCCCGTTGTCGAGGGCGATGAACGTGCCCTCGGGGAAGAACGCCCACTGGACCGTGGTCGGGAAGTCGAGCAGGGCCGAGGCGCTCTGCGCGCCGAAGACCTGCGCCGTCCCGCCCGTGACGCCGTCCTTGTACCAGGAGACCGAGACGCCGTAGCGCTCGAGCGCCGACTGGACGGTCGCCCGGACGAGGTCGGCGTGCCCGGAGGCCGGGCCGCCGCGCAGACCGTCGAGCGGCAGAGCCTCGGCGATCCACTCGGGGAGGATCACGCGGAAGCGCTGCGCGGAGCTCATGCGGTGGCGGGAGATCATCCCGGCGCGCGCCTTGAGGATCGCGCCGACGATGTCCGACATCGCGTTCCCGACCTTGGCGACCGAGACCGCCGTCGAGAGGGTCTTGATCTGGTTGAGGAACTGCGTCTCGGCGAGGCGCGAGTGCGCGGCGATCGAGAGATCGACGTAGTGCGCGATCCGCTCGGGCCAGGTCCGCACGTCGAGGTTGCCGATCGTCAGGCAGCGGTAGATCGCCTCGATCTCGGCCGTCTCCAGGTCGTCGCACTCCACGCGCAGGCACGCCTTGACGTCGCCGCCGGAGCCGGCCGCGTCCTCGTCGTCGGAGACCGTCCACACGCCGACCGATCCGGAGAGGTCCCCGATCGTGTTCGAGCGCATGTAGGTGATGCCGCCGCGCGAGGCGTTGAAGGTCGGCAGGGCGTCGCGGACGGGCCGGTCGGCGACCGCGAAGGTCTCGACGTCATACATCGGCTCGGGCGGCGCGCAGATCCCGCCGGCGGCGACGAGCGCCTGACCCTGCGCGGAGCGGCCGAGGATCGCGTCCATGATCCGGGTGTTCTCCTCGGCGTCGCCGCGGAGGCGACGGTCCTCGGGGTACTCGGTCACGACCTGCGCGACCGGGACCTTCTCGCCGGAGGCGGCGGCGGAGGCGCGGCCGAGGTTGCGGCCGCGGGCCTGGTAGGCAAGCGCGAGCGTCCGGCGGTCCGGGATGCCCTCGCCCATCGGGACGCCCGGGATGTCGGCTGCGGCCGTGATGGTGACCGTCGGGGCCGTTGAGCCCGGAGCGGCCTCGCGTGGAGCGTGACGGGCGGGGGCCGGCGCGCGGCGGGCGGGGCGGAGAGCGGTCGCGAGGCGGTCGGCGACCGACTGCGCGAGGGCGTCGGCGTCGATCGAGGCGACGAGCGCGGGCTCGCGGTCCTCGACCTGCGCGGCCTCGGGGGTCTCGGGCTGCTCGTCGGCGGGCTGCTCGGCCTCGGGCTGCTCGGTCTCCTCGACTTCGGCCTCGGGGGCGGCGGCACGGGTGGCGAGCGCCTCGAGCGCCGCGGCCTGCTCCGCCTCCTGCGTGGCGAGCGTGTCGATGTGCGACGAGAGGGCGTCGCGCTGATCCAGCGCGGCGGCTGCGGCCTGCTGCGCGTCGATCGGGCTCATGTCACCGATCACGCCCGAGCGGACCTCGGGGTCGGTGGAGCGGAGCGCGTCGATGACCTGCGCGGCGCGCTCGGTGAGCTGCGTCGCGAGGGCCTCGGCGTCGGCGCGCGAGAGGGTCGAGAGGTCGGCGGGGACCTCGGGGAACAGCGCCTCGGGGTCGGCGCCACCGATGAAGGGGACGAGCCGGCCCTCGACGTCCCAGTAGGTGACGCCGTCGATCTCGATGCGGCGGATGTCTGCGGCCATTTCGGGGGTCCTCCAGGGGGTCAGTGACGACTCGACCCGGAGCTACGCCCGGTCTTCCGATGGGGGCCGACTAGGCCGCACCCCTCACGGGCGGGATGGTAACCGCGACCCTCAAGATACGCAACCCGTCGTCCGATGCATTGACTACCGGACGGACCACCGGGTATTATCTATCCACGACATCGAGGGAAGAGGAACCCACGCGATGACCGACTACCGCATCAACCCGACGGGCGTCACGATGCTGGACGTGGCCTCCGAGCTGAACGCCTCCGACCCGGCCGAGGGCCGCGGCGGGCACCTGGACTACCCGACGTCCGACATCGAGCGGACCGAGCGGTGCCCGGAGTGCGAGGGGTCCGGCGAGGAATGGGCCGAGGTCGACGGGCAGTACGAGGCCGTCGCCGAGTGCCGGATCTGCCTCGGCTCGGGCAAGGGCGACGACGCGGCGTGGATCCGCTACAACGCCGAGACCGAGCGCGCCCGCATCGCGGCGCAGCGCACGCGGCGGGCGATCGCCCTCGCCTTCTCGCTGGAGCGCGAGCGGGAGGCGGCCCGATGAGCGCCGTCCCGATCTACCTCATCCTCCGCGACGACGGCGCCCCCGAGGGGGTCTACGCCTCGACCGACGAGGCGGCGCGGGATCAGGCGCTCCTCGAGCTTCTGCTCGGCCAGGAGGCCGGCGTCCGCTACACGCCCGACGTGCTGCTCGTCGGCGACCGGGCGGTCGTCGATCACCTCATCGAGACGGCGAACGCGGAGCGGTGCGAGGCGGTCTACGGGTGACCTGCGACCGCTGCCATGACGCCCCCCCCCCTGGTCTGCGCGATCGACGCGCCCGAGCAAGACGGCGGACTGATGTTCGGTGACCCCCTGCTCGGCCTGCTGCTCTGCGGGTCCTGTCTGACCGCCACCGAGGCCGACGGCCCGTGGTCATCGGTCGAGCGTCTGGACGTTGCCGCATGACGACGACCGTCGGCGAGGTCATGCGCGAGAACGCCCGGGCCGCCGGGATCGACCTCTCGCACGTTGACGACGCCGAGCTCGGCGTCCGCTTCGTCTCGATGCCCGTCGCTCTGACCGAGGAGGAGCGCCTCGTGTCGATCTGGATGCGCTACGGGATGCCCGAGGCTCCGGTTGATGCGCGGGGTAGAGTGCGGGCATGAGATCCCGCTCGCGCCCGGCGCAGGTCGGCCTACGCGACGACCGCTGCTCCTGCTCCGGCCTCATCCTTCTCGACGGCCGCCACGTCACGCTCGGGGATTGCTGCGATTGGTGCGCCCGTGGTCAGCGCGTCGGCGGCGACTGGAGCGCGGCCTTCCACGACTACCCCCTTCCGCTGCCCACCTACAACTACGCTCCGAGAGGGCCGCTCGATGCGCGGGGTAGGGTGCGGGCGTGAGCGGATTCGTAGGACTTCTGAACGTCTCCCCCGAGGGGGTCATCCGCGAGCCCGCGGGCGGCGGGTACGCGCGACTCAAGATCGCCGAAGGGCGCGACCTCTATCGGCAGCTTTCGTTTCCCGGACCGACTTCGGAATGGATGGACGGCCTCCCCGTGACGGCGGTCGGCGTCTTCTTGAGCCCGGACGACCCTGTGCCCGTTCGCGTCATCGACCTATTCGGCCGCGGCCGATCGTCGATGATCGGGGTCGATCTCGCCCTCAAGGTCTCGCAGTCGAGCACGGTCGAGCAGGTCCCCGAAGTGCGGCGGGCCTAGACCCTCTCGGCCAGGCGGGCGAGCTCGGGCTCGACGACCCGGGTCGCGAGGCGCTCCAGGTCGGGCGCCTGCACGCGGCGCGCCAGAGCGTCGAGGCCGGCGACGAATCCGCTCGCGTCCGCAGAGACCGTCACGGTCGCCCCGGCCGTGACCGTGCGCCGGACCTTCGTCATGCGGCCCATCACGCGAGCGGTCTGCGTGGCGACGCGCAGGGCGCCGGCCGCGATGAGCGAGACGGCGCGATCGGTCGACTCGCCCGGGGCGTAGGAGCCGCGGGGGATCGGGTAGCCCGGCACGTTGACCGCGAGCGCCCCGATCATCTCGAGGTTCCCGCGGTAGTCGCGCCAATCCCCGGAGAGCTTGGCGGCGCGGAGCTCGACGAGCTGCGACTCCGAGAGGCCGGGCCGCAGGGCGCCGGCAACCCAGATCCCGTGAGGGTCCTCGCCCGAGGCGACGTCGGCGACGGCCGCGCCCGTGTGCTCGTAGTGCTCGCGGGCGGCCTTCGCGCCGAGGGCCATCCCGGCGTGGTTGGTCGCGAGGGTGATCTGACCTACGGCGACGGGCCCGCGGTCGGTCTCGCGCTCGCCGAGACGGAAGAGGGCGTAGTCGGTCGCCGAGGTCGGAGGCTGGACGCATGAGCCGGGGTAGCCGACGTGGCAGCTCCCCCAGGCGGCGAGGTGCCCGAAGATCCGGCCCTCGGGGGTGATGGTCATGGGCGTCGGGCCGTCGAGCATCGGGTCGGCGAACCACTCGGCCGGCGGGAGCGCGGGGGCCGAGGAGGCGACGAGCGCGTCGAGCGCCTGGATCTGCCCCTCGGCGAAGGCGGGCGTCGCGACGACGGTCGCCGCCATGATCGTCCCGGCCTGGACGCGCAGGGAGACGACCGTCTCGACCTGGAGCCAGACCTCGTCGTCGTCGGCCGTCGCCTCGGGCTCGTCGAGGTCGATCAGATCGTCCGACTCGGGGATCTCCTTGCCCTCCTCATCGACGAGGGCGACGCCCGCGTCCATCGGGGCGAGCATGTAGAGGTCGAGGCCGACGTCCACGGAGACGCCGCGGACGACTCCCTGCCGGATGAGGTCGATCGCCGAGAGGACCGTCGTGTCCTCGGTCTCGGCCCACGTCCCGCGCCCGACGATGTCCGCCGTCCCCTCGCCCGTGCCGACGCGCTCGATCTCGGTGATCGCGCCGATCGCGAAGGCCGTGTCGTGGCCGGCGGCCGTCTCCGGCTGGAACATCAGCGTGAGCGGCAGGTCCCGCCATGAGACCGAGTCAAGGTCGAAGAGGCGACCGTCGCCGGTCGGCGTGCCCTCGACCATCAGGACTGCTTCCCATTCGTTCACGAGGACGACGGTAACGCATCAACCCGTCGCGCGAAAGGGTGCGAGCCGCCTACCCCGGTCGGCTCAGTCTTCGAGCGCCCCGTCCACCCGGGCGGCGAGGTCGGGCTCGCAGGAGCGCAGGTCGTCGGCGGCCGTCGCCATCTTCGTCCGCACCGATGCGCCGGTCGTCTCGTCGGCGAGCGCCGTCGGGGCCTGCTCGAGGACGTCGAGCGCCGGGTCGATCAGCTCGGCGGGTCGGCCGCCGGCGAGGGCGAAATCCTCGTCGGTCCCGCCGTCGCAGGCGTAGAGCGACGAGAGGCCGAACGCCGCGACGGCCTGCGCCTCGAATCCGTCGATCGTGGTCCGGGTCGGCTCGGCGACCTCGGTGTCCGACGACCCTCCCCCACCGCAGCCGGCGAGGAGGGCGAGCGCCGCGAGAGCTAGTGCGAGCCTCCACATGCGCCGCACCCTACAGAGGCGAGGAGGGCCGAGGACCCGAGGGGGCCGTCGTAGCCCTCCGGGCCATCGGCCATGACGACCGAGCAGCGGCACGCGATGACGTTCCCGGCCGAGCCGGACGGGTCGCCCGGGTAGTCGAGCTCGTCGCCGCCGACGGCGAAGGTGTCGTCGATCCGGCGGGTCTGCCCGGCCGCGTTCGCGTGAGCCTGCCGGGTGCGGGCGTCGTTGGTCGCGAGCCAGGTCTTCCACTCGGCAGCGCCCGAGAGGCGGGCGGCCGCGACCGAGCCGGCGTTGGCGATCGCGACGAGCTCGGTCCGGGCGATCGTGCGGGCGCGGACGGGGGCGACGGCGGCGACCTTCGTGCGGATGTCCCGCGCGGCCTGCGGGATGCTCGCCCCCGTGTCGTAGCTCGCCTGGAGGGAGTCGCGCACGAGGTCCCAGGCCGAGGAGGAGAGGTCCGTCCGATTGCGGACCGACCGCAGCACCCCGGCGAGGACGGGATTGGCGAGGTCGAAAGCGACGCCGAGGGCCGCTCCGATCTCGGCCATCGTCACGCGGAGCGCCTCGGCGCGGACGCGCTCGATCGCTCCCGTGTGCCGGCCGACCCATGACTCGTCGAGGCGACGGCGCAGCTCCGCCGTGAGGGCCTCCGGCTCGGCCGCCGTCCAGGCCGCGGCCGTGAGACTGTCGCCCCGATGCGACAGATCCTCGGCGACCATCGCCCCGAGCGATCGGAGCGCCGTCGCGTGGACCTCCTCTACCCGCGTCAGGCGGCGGGCGAGGGCGTCATGCGCGAGACCGATCCCCCGGTTCAGGTCCGCGGGGGACGGGGTCATCGCAGGGGCGCCGGCTCGGCCTCGAAGAGCGTGCGGGCCGCGTGAGTCTCGACGGCGAACGCCTGGACCTCGTCGAAGCCGGCGGCGCGGAAGCATCCCGTGGCGCCCGCGACGAGCGCCGATGGCTCGAGGCCGAGGTCATCGATCGCCTGCTGCCCGAGAGTCGCGCAGACCGACGCGCGGTCCACGCCGCGTAGATCCGGACGGGTCGAGGCGGGCTCGCGCTGTAGGCGGGTGAGGACCCGAGCGCCTGCGGCCTCGCGGCATCGGGCCAGGGCGACACGGACGGCGCCGGCGGTGACGGCCGCCTCTCCCCCGTCCTCTGTCTCGGGCGGCCCCTCGTCCACGTTGCCCGGCCCCGCGGGCGGCTCGTCGGGCTCGGAGGGCGCCGCTCCCGCGCCGGTAGGCTCGCCGCCCATCGCCGCGCCGAAGTCCCCGAGCTTGACGCCGATGCGGCGGTTGAGCTCGTCCGGCTTCGGCGCGTCGTCGTCGTCCCATCCCATCGACTCGCGCAGGGTCGCGTCCGAGATCACGAGGCGGTCGTGCGCCTGCTGCGCGTCCTCGGAGCGGTCGGGCTTCGTGACGAGCTCGGCCGCGTCGTACCAGACCCGATAGTCCCCGCCGGCCGTGAGGGGGGCGAGGTAGGCCGAGGTCAGGTCGCCGCACATCTGCTCGACGAGCGGCTGTAGATGCCCCTCCCACATTGAGTCGCTGATCTGCCACGCGCTCCAGTGGTTCGCGTCGGCCATCCCCTTGATGACCTCGGGCGGCATGTCGAGGCCCTGCCCGATGCGCTGGATGACGTGGACCTCGCGCTCGGTCTCGGGGTAGGTCGCCGCGGGGTCGACGAAGGTGATGTGCTGGATCTTGTCGAGGTACTCGGCGGGGCCGCGGAAGATGAGCGGGACCGCGGCGGCGGCGGAGTCCTCGTCGGCGATCGCCGTGCCGGCCGTCTCGATGAGGTCGGTCATCAGAGGATCGACGCCGGGGTCCTCGTCCATGCCCTCTTCGGTCGCGCCCTCGGAGAACTCGTCGGGGAGGACGAGCAGTCCGGCGGAGGCGAGGCGCGATCGGGCCCTCGAGCGGACGGCTCGCGGCAGGAGGCGGAGCTCCTCGCAGAGGTCGAGGACCGCCATCATCGGGGCCTCGGGGTCCTCGGAGAATCGGGGATGAGGTCGCCAGAGCCGGAGGGCGACGGCCTGCCCGGCTTGCGGCGGCATGGTCGAGGCGGGCTCGTACTCGCGCTCGGATCCCCGACCGTCGCGACTCGTGCGCCGGATGATCTTCCCGTTCTTGAGCTGGACCTCGTCGGCGCTCAGAATCTCCCAGACCTCCTCGCCGTCGAGGATGTGGCCGAAGAGGTAGTTCTCGCCGGCGACGAACATCGTCTCGGCGTAGTTGCGCTGGAGGTCGCCCCGGTCGCCGCGCGTGCCGCGGACCTTCTCGAAGGTCTCGAAGGCCGGGCCGGAGTCCACCTCCTCCCAGCCATCCTTCGTGCGCTGCTGCACCAGGAGCCGGACGCGCGCGACGTTGGCGCCGAAGAAGTCCGCGGCGTAGCGGATCTCTCCGAGGGTGTCGTAGTAGTCCCACGCTCTCGCCTGCCAGGCGGGGCGCTTGGCGCCCTTGGGCGCGAGACCCTCGCGGAGCCTCGTCGCGGCGGCGGTGAAGGAGCGGCGCGCGACCCGGACCGGATCGGCGCCGCCCTGCCGCGCTGGAGCCGCGGAGCGCCTGACCAATCCCGCCGCGGTCAGGGCCCGTTCGGCGACCGGCACCTACCCGCCCGAGGGGGTCGGCTCGGGAGCCGGCTTCGCAGGCTTCGGCCTACGCGATCCTCCACATCCACAACCCATAGCGAGCCCTCCCCGTCAACGTGTCGAGTGACGGGTTGATGCTAACGGGGAGGGCGGGTACTCGCTAGGCGGCGGTCATCAGGAACCTCTGCGCCCGGTCCTGCGCGCTTCGGAGGGTCCGGGCGACCTCCGGGTCGGCCGTTCGGCGGGCGTGGTCGAGCGCCGACTCGGCCGACTCCAGGGCTCCTATGGTCTCCCCGAGAACTGCGGCGATCTCGAGGAGGCAGGCGGAGAAGGGCGGCCCGAGATCGGCGGCGAGGGCGTGGAGCTCATCTGTTCGGCTCATGGCGCGGAATCGTAGCGCCTGCGAACGTGTGTTCTCGATCCGCCGGAATCGCCTAGGGCACCACGACTTCGCCGTCGATGAGCGAGGCGACCCGCTCGGCCCACGCCTTGAGCGCTTCGGCGTTGCCGATCAGGCGCTCGGGCACCACGACCACGACGACCCCGTTCCCCTCCAGGGCGAGGCCCTGAGCATTGATCGTGCGGGCGACCGTCGGTCCCTCGGGAAGATCGACGAACCGATCGCCGCTCGTCCCGGCGTAGACCTCGAGACCCACGCGGGCGTTTCCCCATCCGATCCAGCCGGGGATGACCTTGGGACGGTTCACGACGGGTCGAGCCTCGCCGTCACCAGGGCCGCGCCGGCGGAGACGGCCCACGGAAGGGCGAAGGCGATCGCCCACATCGGAGAGACCCACCACCCGGCGACGAGGGCGAGGGAGATCCAATATCCAAGACAGAAGGGGCAGGCCCAGAGATCGGCGATCCACTTCGGGCGGCGGGCCCCGGTCGGGTGACCCTCGTCGTCCTCCCCGGTGAGCCAGGTCCGGGCGGCCATCATCGGGGGGAAGGAGTCGAGGGCGAGGAAGCGGTACAGGCGGTATGCCGCGAGGACGAGGAGGATCAGCTCGACGGCGGTCGGGGTCGCGAGGGTCACAGGCCCGACCTCCGCGCTCGCTCGACGCCCCAGAACTCGGCGGGGCGCTCGGCCTCGATCACGCCGTCGTCGTGCCAGCGGACCCCGCGCCCGTCGAGGAGGCGGGTGACGTGCGGGCCGAGGTGACTGGCGCCAAGCTCGCAGACCATCGCCTCGCGCTCGACTACTCCGTCCGCGGTCGCGCCGAGGACGATCGACCGCTCGGCCCCACAGTGAAGGAACCCGTCCGCGCCGAGCCGGTAGTCCCCTCGCCCCGCGAGCTCTTCGCGGAGATCGGCCATGTCGGCGACCTCCCCCTCTTCCTCCTCGACGTAGGCCAGCGCTTCGGCCGCGGCGGCGTGCGCGCGGGAGACGGCGGCGACGGCCATCGCGCAGGCGTTGGACTCCTCGACGCTTTGCGCCGTGTGATCGTGGAAGCTGAGGATGCGGCCGGCCTGCTCGGCGCGACGCCCCGCCTCCTCGGCGTGTTCGCGTGCGTTCATCGGGAAAGCCTCCGGGTCATCGCCGAGGATCGGCGCGTGGTGGATCCGCCGGCGCCCGAGAGGGAGCCGGTCGGGCGGGACGCAGATGCGGGACGCTGCGTCGCGAGCTTGAGCTTCGAGAGGGCCCAGACCATCGCGTCGAGGCGGCCCGGGGAGGGGAGGCCGGAGTCGGGGACCCATGACGTGAGCTCCTCGCAGAGGGCGTCGAGGCCGGGGGCGAGGGCGATCCTGCCCTGCTCGAAGAGCGCCGAGATCGGCTCGGCTCGGGTCTGCTTGCCGCGGCTCGCGCGGACGGGCGAGTAGGGGATCCGCGAGCGGACCGACCGGATCGTGTCCTCGACCATTTCCCCGCCGTTGTTGACCTCGGCGACGATGCGGTCGGCCTCCAGGTCGTCGAAGAGCTTGACCGCGCGGGCGGCCCACTCCCTCGGGCGGACGCCCTGGATCGAGCGGTCCTCGACGACGGCCCCGATCCCGTCCGCGCGGCGGCCGGCGGCGACGATGCCCGTCACGTCGGCATCCTCGCCGGAGGTCACGGCCGGGTCGATGCCGACGTAGAGCCGCGAGAAGGAGGGGTCGGGCGTCCAGAGCGCTCGGGCCGCCTCGATCATCGCCCACGTCCAGAGCGCGCCCTCGACGTCGTCGAGGAGCTCGCCGTAGAGCTCCTGCCGGCCGAGGCGCGTGCCCTTGTACCGGGCGAGGAGCTTCTCCTTGATCGCGGCGGGAAGGTGAGGATTGTCGAAGATCGTCCCCCGCGTGATGGCGGTCGACGGGGCCTTGACGAGCGAGCGGTAGAAGGGGAACGGCCGCGGGGTCGTGGACATCACCGAGACGGGATGCTCGCCGAGCCGGAGCCCGAACTCGGCCTGCTCCCAGGCGGCCTTGAGCTGAGGATTCGCCGCCCCCTCCTCCCACCAGTCGATGTGACGATTACCGGAGGCGCGCAGGCGCTCGACGTCGCGCGGGGTCGGGGTCCCGATACAGAGGGCGACAGAGCCGTTAGGCCAGTGGACGTGAAGGCCGCCGGCCTGCGTGACGACCCGGACCTCGGGGTCGATCGACTTGAGCCCGGAGTGGCCGTCGAGGCAGGACTCGACGACGTCGCCGAGGGTCGGGCCGATGATCCTCCCGCGATGGCCGGGATTGGTCCGCATGTGCTCGGCGTAGAAGCGCGCGGCCCCCTCGGTCTTCCCCGAGCCTCGGCCGCCCTCGGCGATCCAGAGATCCCAGAGGCCGGGGGGCGGGGTCTGATGCGGCTCGAGGGGCGGCCGGCCCTCGGGGGCCCAGGGCGGGGGGTTGAGGATGTCGGCGGCCATCGCCCACGGGTTCGGGGGGGCGAGGGTCGCTATGACACGACCGCCAGCGGATCGCCGACGTCGATGCCGCGGAGCGCCTCGTCGGCCGCACCGATAGCCGCGCGCCGGGCGCCATCGACGAGCGCACGGACCGCGGGCTCCTCCAGCGTGCCGGTGACCCCGGCCGCCATCGCCGACAGAGCGGCCGTGACCGCCGCGTCGACCACCCGGGCGAGCGCCTGACCCTGCGCCTCGGCGATCCGCACCCGGCGCTCATCGACGCCCGCGTCGAGGCAGAGCTTCGAGTAGCGGGCGAGCCGGTCGCGCTCGGCGTCGTAGATCTTGACGAGGACGTTCTCGCGCTCGGGGATCGTGACGTACTCGCCCTCGATCGCAGGGAGGACGATCCCGTCGCGGTCGATGTCGGGGATGAGGCGGCCGACGACCATCCGATAGACCTGGACGTTCGCTGCTGCTTCGCGCACCAGGCCGACGAGCGCGTCGAGCGGCTGCACGTCGATCGCTCCGCCGAGGCGCGCGACCTCTCGCACGGCCTCCCCTACCGCCCGCCGCTGCTTTGCCTTTGCCTTCGCCTGCGGCGAGCTGCCGCCGTGCATCCGGCAGACGAGCGCGCCCTTCATCGGAGGGTTCCCGCAGGGCTCGCCGGTCCGCTTGGATCGGGCCGTGCATTTGCGCTCGGCCGGGGGATGCATGGGGTCGCGCGGGCCGCGTCGATTGCTAGGCGTCATCGACCCTCACCCGACACCCGCGCCATGATCCGCTGGTACTCGCTCGACCGCATCAGGTAGAGCCATGCGAGCCCTTCGTCGCCTCGCGCGCGAGCGTCTAGCGCCCGCTCGGCGCACGCCCAGGCCGCAGACCACGCGCAGAGAGCCGCCACGCGGCGATGCCCGTCGGCGTAGAGCCACGGGCCGCCCATCCCGCGCGGACCAACGTCGGCATCGCGCTCGCTCACGCGCTCATCGCCTCCGCGCCCGGCTCACCCTCCCGCCGGGACGGCCCCGGTCCCGGCGCAGGGTAGGAGGGCGGCAGGCCGAGGCGAAGCTCGCAGTCGCGGATGCGGAAGCGGCAGTCGGTCAGTTCGTCGGGGAGCCGGCGCTCCAGCTCGCGCAGGCGCTCGAGCCGGATGCGGAGGGTGTCAAGGTTGCGGGCCTCCAGGTCCCAGGCGATCGAGCCGGGGCGGGGGTCGCGGGGGAGGTGGCCGTTGGCGACGCTCGGGGTCATATCCTCACGACCTCTCCGACGCCGAGGCACCACGGGCAGCGGCCGGGCTCCAGGCCGCCGAGGCCGTCGTCGGTGAAGACGACGCGCTGGCCCCAACATCCCGAGCAGGTCGTCCAGACGATGACCTCGGGGTCTGCTTCGGGCAGGGCGCGGCGGCCCGGGGGGGTGAACCGAGCGAGGAGGCGTTCGTCGGCGCTCACGATCACAGCCGCCGGACCGACTGGAGATCGGAGGATGGAGGCCATTGGTCGCGCCACAGCTCCAGCGATCGGCGCTTTCGGAGGCGACGGACGGCCTGATCGAAGTCCAGGTCGCTCGGGACCTCGGGGAGGGTCTCGCGGAGGGTCTTGACCGGGACCCATCCAGCGACCGCGACGCGGGCGAGGCGCTCGATCGCGACGAGGATCTGCGACTCGATGATGGACGGAGTCGAGGGGGTCATGCGGCGACCTGCCTCTCACGCGCGTCGGCCAGGGTGGCGAGGACCTCGGCGCGGCGTGCGGGGTCGTGGCCGATGCAGTAGTCCGATCCGGCGAGGGCGGGGCGCCGGCAGGGGCGGCCCTTGCTCGGGTAGGTCTGCTTCACCCCGGAGCAGGTCCGGTCGGCGATCTCCCCTCGGGCGACGCGCATCCGCCGGATGTGGTCCGGGTCGCGCGACTTGCGCGGCGCCAGGCCGTGGGTGGTCGACGCCGCGACGGTCGCCTCGATCCGCTCGCGGCGCGGCAGGCCGAGGCGGACGAACTGACCGTGCAGGGCGTTCGCGCACGCTTTCTCGGAGGCGTACCGGGTGCGCGGGAAGATGCGCTTCGCGCACCCCCGGAGGCTGAGGCCCTCGGCGTAGAGGCGGTGGACCGCGCGGACCTGAGCGTCGGTGAGGTAGCCGTGGACGCCTGCGGGCTTGCCCTTCCTGCGGGGAGCGTGGGCGAGCGTCGGTGTGTCGCACCAGACGCACGCGCCGGAGGGCATGGGCGTCACTTCCTCGACGCACGTTGGGCACCAGGCGTAGGGCGGCGGGTTCACGCGGTGCCGCCGATGGTCGTCTGACGCGCGGCGGCGGTTCGCTCGCGCTGGACTCGCCAGTAGGCCGCGGCGACGTGGCCGGCGCGCAGGCCGAGCAGTCCGGCGACGACGTGGAAGGCTTCGGTCCGGGTCGCCCCGGAGCGCATGGCGTCCTCGACGCGGTCGTGCATCTGATCGCGCTTGCGCTGCTCGACGTTCGTCATCGAGCAGCCGCCGCCAGCATGGCCGCGCGGCCCCCGCACGACGCCCCCCAGATCGCACGCCGCCACGACCGCGCATCCCGCGTCCGCCACGTCTTCGACCCGGTAGCCCGCGCTGAGGCCGCCCTGATCGCCGCCGTGTCGGCCGGGTAGGAGGCCGGCGAGAACATCCGAGCTCGCCAGAAGCGCCACCCCCAGGCCGGCATCAGGTCGGCCGTGAGGGCGTCGACGATCCCCTCCTCGACGTTGATCCCTCCCGGCTGCTCGCCCCAGCACCGGACGGTGTCGCGGCGGTGCAGCAGCTCGTGCACCACCGATGCCGCGCCCGGCGAGTAGAAGCGCCCGCGGTGCTCCAGGTCCGGCGTCCGGTCGAGCAGGTACTCGGCGAGATACGGGCGCAGACGGACGTGGTCCGGCTCGGCGAAGCCCACCCGGTACTCGGCATCGTTGAGTTCGTCCATGTCGTTGGTGATGAGGAAGGGCCGCGGGTCGATCGACGCGCGCAGGGTCTCCTCGAGCCACGCCCGGGTGCGGTCGGCGATCGCCTGGACCTGATCAGGCATCGCCGGCGATGCCAGGGGCGGCGCCTTCGGCTCGCCGGGATGGGCGGTCGCGACGCTGGGCACCACTGCCCAGCAGGCCGCGCAGGCGATGATGGCACCGATGGTCGCCTTCATCGGTTCGCCCTCCTGGACTCCCGGACGATCTTCCGCCGGGCCCTCCGTCGTGATGCGCGGCGGGACAGCGCCTCGGACGCGGCGATGCGGCCCTCGGCGCGGCGGAGCGCGAGCCGCTCGCTGATGCGCCGACGAGCCATGCGCGCGAGCGCCTGCTCGCGGTAGACCCTGTCGCGCATCGTCGCGCCGATCATGGGCCAGTCGATGCGGCCGGTCGGGTACTGGTGGCGGCGCCGACCGCCGCTCACGGCGTCACCTCGATCATCCGGTCGAGCAGCGCGAGCGCCGACACCTGGAGCGCCTTGACCGTGGGGCGCAGAGCTTCCCCCGCGGCGTCCCCCGCGGCGTCCCCCGCGGCGTCCCCCGCGGCGGCCCTCGCGGCGTCCCACGCGGCGTCCCACGCGGCGTCCCACGCGGCGTCCCCCGCGGCTTCCCCCGCGGCGTCCCTCGCGGCGTCCCTCGCGGCGTCCCCCGCGGCGTCCCCCGCGGCGTCCCCCGCGGCGTCCCCCGCGGCGTCCCACGCGGCGTCCCCCGCGGCGTCCCTCGCGGCGTCCCCCGCGGCGTCCCCCGCGGCGTCCCACGCGGCGTCCCCCGCGGCGTCGACGCTCGGCTTCGCCTCGCGTGCGGTTTCGGTGCTCGTCAGCGCGACGAGCTGCTCCAGAGTGTGCGCCTGATCGTTGAGCCCGGCGAGCCGGAGCCACGCCGGGGTGTACTCGCGCACCAGCCAGTCCGTCGCCATCCAGGCGCGACGCTCCTCCACCCCGGCCGTGGAGCGCGTGCCCACCAGGCGGGGGACGTAGGGCAGGAGGATCTGCCGATCCTCGTCGTCGAGCGAATCGTTCCACGACCGCAGGAACGCGCCGAGCACGGGGCAGGCCCACTCGGGGCTATCGCTCCAGGGTTCGCCCGCGACGTAGGCGACGGCCTCCATCACGCACGCCTCGAAGGCACCGTTCGGCTCGGAGTGCGCGCCGCGCCCGAGGCGCAGGTCGGTGGGGAGGGATCGGGTGGTCGCCATCAGCCGGTCACCGCAGGGGTCCGGCAGACCGGGCCGGGTCGGCGAACGACGGCGGTCCTCGTCTTCACGACCTCCCCGTCCCGCTTCCAGACGACCGAGATCCTCACGATCGCGAAGCCGCGATCGCCGACCCTCTTGCAGGCGATGGCGCGCAGGACGCGCTCGGAGCGGGTCGAGATCAGGCGCTTCGTGGTCTTGGTCTCCTTCTTGGTCCCGCCCTCCTTGACGACGACCGGGGGCGCCGCGACGACCGGCGGGTTCTGCTCGGCGACCGGGGGGACCGGGGCGGTGACGACGACCGGGGCGCAGGCCGCGGCGGGCGAGGTCCAGACCGAGCCGCGGTGGCGGGCGGTCGCGACGAGCGGGCCCGTCGTCGGGGCCGTGAGGGTGAGCGAGCCGGTCGGGCCGTTGAAGGCGTAGGGGCCGGTCCGGATGACCGAGCCGCCGACCGAGACCGTGAGGTCGTCCAGGGCGACGGGGCCGGTCCAGAAGCGCTCGAGCCCGACCGTCACGGTCCGATCCGTGCAGACCGCGGCGACGTTCGCCGAGGCGATCTGCGGGAGGACGACGAGGCCGGCGAGGGCCGGGAGAGCGAGAGTGCGAGCGTTCATCGAGGGGTTCCTCTTCCTCTGTGGACTGTCCGCGACAAGATACCGATTGTGACCTAATAAGGTCAAGTCGTGTCAGGCAATCCCCGTCGTCCGGTCAGGCGACGGAGGGCGGCGGCTATACCTCCGGCGGCCCGGACCGCCGCGAGCTGCTCGTCGAGCGAGAGGTGCGGGAGGAGGTCGAGGCGTCGGCCGTCGAACGCGCCGTGGCATCCCCCGTCGGTCTGGACGCAGAGCGGGACGACGTCGTCCGGGTGGACGTGGAGCGTCGTCGCGCCCTGGATGAGCGGTCGGTCGTGATCGCGCCCGATCGTGTGAGCCGCCTGGATCTCGACGCCCGGACCGGGCTCGGCGCCGCAGACCCGGCAGGCGCCGGCCCGGGTCACCTTGGCGCGGGCGTCGGTCCAGTCGCGCTCGACCGCGCGGGTCTGCACCATCCTCGAGCGCGTCGGGGCCGAGCGACGGGCGATCGTTCCCGAGCGGGAGAGCCCGCCCGTCCGGGCGAGGGGGGTGCGGCGGGAGAGGGTCACGCCGCGTCGCCGAAGAGGCTGACCTGACCGCCGGCCTCGGGGGTGGTGGTCGACCACTCCGCCGCGCCCGGGTCGAAGCGGCGGCGGTACCGCTCGGCGGCCATCGCGGCGTATTCGGGCTCGCGCTCGATGCCGACGGCGCGGAAGCCCTCATCGCGGGCGGCGAGCAGGGTCGTACCGGAGCCGGCGAACGGGTCGAGGACCACGCCCCCCGGAGGCGTCACCAGGCGGACGCACCACCGCATCAGGGCGAGCGGCTTGACCGTCGGATGCGTCGCCCCGTCACGCTCGGCGCTGCTCGCCTTGGCGGTGTAGAAGAACCGGGAGGGGCCGCCGGTGTCGGTGCCGCGGGGCGCGTGGCACTCGCGCTGCCCCTCGAAGTCGCCGTATGCCGTGCGGAACTTGTCCGAGTCGCGCCGGGTCGGGTTGGCTCCGGAGGTGAGCTCCCCGACCTCCCCGTCCAGCCGCGCCGCCGCCTCCTCGTCCAGCACGACGTTCCCCGTCCCGTGCTGGAGGACGTTCGCCGCCACGGTGCCGGCGAGCGGCTTGCGCGCGACGACGATCGGCTCCCACGCGGGCTTAAGGGCGGTGCCCCAGCCCTCCCACTCGGCGGCCTCCGCGGTGGCGGGGGCGGTGAGGGTGCGAGGTGCCCCGCCCTCCCATGCGTCGTCGTTCATCACTCCGAGGTCGGTCGCCGACTCGCGCCCGGCGTAGCGACCCGGACCCACGACCTCACGCTCGGCCCCGGCCGCCTTGTCGATGGCCTTGGACACGTCCAGCGACTTCGGGAAGCCCGAGCCGTAGAGCCAGGAGAGGCAGTCGCGGATCTCGAAGCCCGCGTCCTCGATCGCGCAGGTCAGCCGGTGGTAGGTGCGCGTGCCGCCGAACGCGAGCATGTGCCCGCCGGGCTTGAGGACGCGGAGGGCTTCGACCGCCCACGTCTCACACCACGACTGGAAGTCGCGTGAGTCGCGGGCCATGCGGCGCTGGTAGTCCACCCCCGCGCGCTGACGGCCGCCCTGCCGGGAGGCCCCCGCGTTCACGGCGTCCTGGGCACCGTTGCGCCGCATCGGCATATCGGCGGGGGCAAAGGTCGAGTCCCACTTCTTCCCCGCGCTCGGTCGCGACCTCTCGGATCGTCGGGGAGTAGCCGAGCCGGTCGGCGACCGTCGCGGCTGCCTGGAGGGTCTGACGGGCGGAGGCGCCGGGTCCTCCCATCAGGGGACCGGCTTGTAGCCGAGGCGGGCGTGCCCGCAGTTCGGCCAGGGAGCGAGGCCGCGCGACTCGTAGGCCCGGTCGGCTGCGCGCATCTGGCGCCACGCCGGCCAGTTGTTCGCCGTGCCGAGGGTCGCGTAGGCGTCGGGGTCGTAGGTCTGCTGGAAGGTCCGGTCCATCTGGAGCCCGCCGTAGTAGCCGTTCCCGGTGTTGACGTCCCAGTTGATCGCGCCCTTTCCGTCCCCCGACTCGCAGGAGGCGACGCGGAGCCACATCGCCTCGCGGGCGGAGCGGCGGGCGAGCTCCAGGTGACGGCGCTCGGCCGCGGGGTGTGTCGCCCTCCAGCGCGACTCGGCGCGCGCCATGAAGCGCGACCACCGGAACGGGGTCTCGGCCTTCGTGCGCTCGAGGAGGTCCGGGTAGACCTTGGCGAGGACGGCCTGCCGCGGGATGTCGTGGTGCGCGGTCGCGGTCTCGGCGGCGAAGAGGACGCCGAAGGCGACGGCCGCTGCGGTGATGACCCGGGCGCCCCTCACGCAATCATCTCCGAGAGGGCGATCGCGAGGCCGAAGAGCGCGGCCCCGAGGATCATGCCGACGCCGACGTCGATCCCCCACTCGATCGCGGGGTGGTGGCGGAGCGGGCGCTCGGCTCGGCCGACGAACGGGTCGCCGGGGAGGGTGGGCGACGGCTCGCCGCAGACGGCGTCGTCGTAGTTCATCGAGGGACCTCCGGGGTCGTGTGGGTTGTCGGGGTGGAGTAGGGGGCCGTCGGGCCGACCGGGCGGACGTCTGCCTGGACGACGACCCACAGGCCGATCAGGACGGCGGCGAGGACGAGGACGCCTCGGGCGGTGCGGCGCATCAGGCGCCACCGCGAGCACGGTCGTCGGCGGCGAGGGCGGCGTCGATCAGGACCCGGATCGAGTCCAGATATCGGACGTCCGGCCTGCTCATGGAGAGGGCGTCGACCAGGCCGTCGCCCGACCGCCTGAGCGCTGTCCGCAGCGCCTTCGCCCGCTCCTCGGCGGCGAGGCCCCGACGCATCCAGTCCTCGGCACGCTCCTCGGCGACGTCCCTCTCGGCCTTGGCGTTCTTGGTCCGACCGATGGCCGCCAGTTCTTCCGCCTCGGCAGCCTCGACGGTCGCCTCCCACCGCGACACGGCGTAGAAGGTGTGGGGCGCCATCGCCGCGACGGCCATGAACTCCGCCCGCTCCTCGCGGGTCAGCGGCTCGGCCATCACGCGCTCCTCTCGCAGGCGTGGAGGGTGAAGCCGAGGCCGCGGCCGGCCGGGACGATCTGACCCTCGCGGTCGTTCAGGAGGATCACGGTCCCGCCCTCGGCGGGCGTCGCATTGAGGACGAGCCACTTCGACGAGTCCACCTCGCGGACGAGGAGGATCCGCTCCGGGCAGGACCGGCAGGCGGTCGGCTCGGGCGGTCGGGGGCCGCCTCGGCTCATCGCCCGCCGCCGATCGCGAGGCGCTGCCCGAGGTCGCCGACGACGGCCTCGATCGCCTCGCGCTGCGGTCCGGCCGGCAGGGACGCGAGGCCCCGGCTCCGGGTCTGCCGCTGCCGCGCCGCCTTCCACATGTCGCGGAGCTGCGCGCGGGCGGTCCCGAGATTGTCCTCGTCCACCGCGCAGAGCGTCCGCCATCCGAAGGAGGCGACGACCTCGGCGAGGGCGGGGTCGTCGAAGGTCGGCGAGCCGAGGTAGCCCTCGCGGCGGATCTGCCGCTGCACGTCCGCCCATGCCGTGTCCCACGCCTCGGGGTCCACGACCTCGCCGGCGAGGCGGGCGAGCTGCCCGCCGTCGGGGGGGAAGCCCGCGCCCTCGCGACCGTAGACCTCGAGCCCGGCGAGGACGGCGCCGAGCTCCTGTCCGGCGACCGTCGGCCACCAGGCGCGCGCCCACTCGACCGACCGGGGTCGGTCGGGCCACCGCTCGTTCATCGTCTCGACGACGACTGCCCACTCTTTCGGCGTCATGCGACGCGCTCCTCAGACTCGGCCCACTCGCGGAGCCCGGATCGCCGGACCTCCCGGTCGAGGGCATTTCCGTTGCGTCTCGCGTCTCGCTTCGCCTGAGCGACGAGGGTCGGCCACTTCGCCCGGAGCTTTGGCATCGCGAGGATGTTCGGAGCCCAGAACTCGCTAGCGGCGACCCACGCGATCGCGCGCTCGATCTGCTCGGGCGTCCGGCCGTCGCGATCGACCATGAGGCGGGCGGCCCGGAGCCATGCGTCAGTGATGCGTGGACGCTCGTCCGACTGGCGCTCGACGTGGTCTGCGAGCAAGCCGCAGAGCCGCTCGGCATGCAGGCGGCCCTCGGTCGCCTGCTGCTCTTCTCTTAGGTCTTTCCCTTCCTCTTCTATTAGAGGAGGGGGCGATCCGCCCCCCACGGGCGGGGTCTGCTGCCCGCCACGGGCGGGGCGTTCTGCCCTCCCCGTGGCGGCCCCCACGGGCGGGGCAATCTGCCCTCTCCGCAGCGATCCTCCGAACTCCTCCCGCCACACGAATGCGTAGCGGTTGGAGCCGCCCTGGATCCGAGCGTGTCCGGTCCGCTCGCGGATGATGAGGCCCGCCTCGACGAGCGCGTTCGTCGCCCTCTTCACGGTCGAGGGATCCATACCGAGGCGCCCGCTCATCTCGTGGTGGGTGAACTCGACCCACTCGCCGTCGGCCTCGCCGGCGGCGGCGCTGTAGACGGCCTTCGCCGTCCAGGTGATCTCGAGCGCGCAAAGCCAGTCGGGGAAGAAAAGCCCGGTGAACATCCGCTTGGGGCAGAAGAGGATCGGCTCGTCGCTCATCGCCGCACCCACGGGCGCCCGTCGGCGATGACCGCCACGAAGACGCGGTGCATCTGATCCGGGTCGTCGCCCTCGACCTCATCGACTGCCGCAAGAGCTCGGTCGATGACCGCGTCGTAGCGCCGATAAGCCCGCGCTTCGTTCGTCCGACTCCTGCTGACGCGGTACGCGGGATCCAGGTCACAGGCGTGACTACGGGCGGCGACGTCGGCGAGCACGGCATCTTCGTGGCGGAGCCGAAGGTCGCTCTTCCTAGAGTTGCAGCGCCGACAGGACGCGACGAGGTTCCCAACCTCCCAAGGCCCACCAAGAGACTCGGGCACGATGTGGTCAAGGAGGAGCCGTGCGGTCTCCACGCGGAGGAAGGGCGCCTCCTCCGGCTCGAGCTCAGACCAGGGCGTCGCGCAGTACCAGCAAGTCCAGCGGTCGCGGTAGAAGACGCTCGACTGCGAGACGCGGCGGATCGGCAGCGTGTCCAGGTCGTAGGCGAACGCCTCGCCATTGCGGTAGAGAATCCCGTCGCGGACGTCTTCGGGGCGCATGAACATCACGCGGCCGCCAGCGATCGGGGGACCGGCGGGCGTAGCTCGCGGATCTCGTAGACCCCGTCGAGGTCCGGGTGCGCGGCCATGATCGCCCGCGCGTAGCGACTCGTGTAGTTGTTGTTCAGGCGGAAGGGGGCGCCCGAGGTGCGGAGCGCGTGGTCCCACCGGACGACCTCGAAGAGCATCTTGATCCCGACGCGCCGGAGGCCCCGCGACCGGGCCTCGCGGGTGAGGCGGACGAGCTCGGTCATGACGTGCGGGTTCTCTGCGTGGAAGGCGGCGAAGTCGCGGTCGATCGCGTCCTCGCGGCGGGAGAGGTCGAGCGAGAGCTGATCGGTCACGACCACCCCTCGGGGAGCGTGTTCGGCGTCGCGGCGGCCTCTTCGCTCGCCCGCCGCGCGACGACCGTCTCTTCGGATTCCATGCGGAACGCGGTCAGGCAGTCGGAGCACAGGTAGGGGCGCCGACGCCGAGCGCCCGGCCGCATCCGCCCGTATGCCTCGCGGACCATCGCCGGGAGGGGAGTCGAGGCGAGCCACACGACGGCGTCGCGACGGCAGCCGTCGCACCAGCCGATCTCGGCGAGGGGGCGCCTCATGCCGCGACCTCGGTCACGAACATCGCCGAGACCCAGACGACCGTCCGGGCGCCTCGCCCGTCATCCCAGACCTTGTCGACCTGGAGCGAGCAGACCTGGTGGTCGTCCGTCCATGCGAGGCCCTTGAGCCCGTCGAGGATCGGCTTCGCGAGGTTGTCGAGGTCGGCCAGCGTCGAAGTCGGCAGGTGCGAGCGCAGGCCGGCGGCCGAGAGCCCCCCGCCCTTGAGGAGGTGACCGGCCGGGCGCGGGTAGACCGCGAGGATCCTCACGGCGACCGGGCCCGTGATGCGCTTCGGCCGCCCGGCGCGACCGCCCGAGAACGTCCACGCCTGCGAGACGTCGGCCTGTACCGCCTTGGTCTTCGCCTGCGAGTAGCGGCGCCCGTCCGGGGTCGTGCCCGCGCGCTCGCCCGGACGAGGGCGGCCCTTGATCTCCAGGCGCACGGGGGCGACCGGGGCGCTCGCCCATGAGGTCCACTCGGCGGCCCACCCGCGCTCGGCGGCGGCGAGGTCAGTCATCGGCGCACCCGCTCGAGCACCTCGGCGACGGCCGAGTCCTGACGGATCCACCTACGGTTCGGCGGCGGCGGGTCCTCGGAGACGAGAGCGCGGGCGCGCTCGACGGCCGAGGCGGGGTGCGCCTCGGGCTCGCGGAGGATCGCGCGGGCTTGGGTCTGGCGGTGCCGGAGGTGCTCGTCCGGGTCGAGCTGCCGGCGGGCGACCTGCCACATCCGGGCGTGATCGGGGCCGCAGGTCCGACGACGGGCGGGGCGCGAGCATCCGGGGATGGCGCACACCGACGTCGGCTCGTCCGCGGGCGGGTCCGTCTCGGCGGCTCTCGCGCGCTCGGCGGCGATCTCCGCGCGCCGTCGCTCCTCCCGGGCCCGGCGGTTCGCCGAGCGGTCGGAGGGCTTCGCCCGCCGCGATAGCCTCGACTGGACCGCCTGCTTCGTGACGCCGTACCGCGCGCCGATCTCGACGTAGGTCTCGCCGTCGCGCCAGAGCGCGAGCATCGCGGCCGTCTTGTCCCCGTCCTCGTGTCCCCCCCGTGCATCACGGAGGCGGGTCGGGGCGGGGTCGGGCGAGGCGTGATCGCCGTTGCGATGCGGCTCGGGCCTGACCCCTAGGGGGTCTCGACCATGAGCATCGGATGTCCTGCTTCCTGATCGCAGCGGGGTTCCTCGCCCTCTCGCGGTCCCGGTGCATCACCGGAACATCACCAACGCGAGGGACGATACCCGCCTCGACCTGATTAGGTCAAGTCATGGCAGGAGGTCGGCGAGGTCGAGGACCGGATCGACGTCGTCGTCGATGAGGACGTGCGAGTAGACGTTGAGCGTCATCGCCGGGGACGAGTGCCCGAGGCGCTCGCGCACGACCGTGATCGGGACGCCCTGCATCACCAGGCGCGAGGCGTAGCGATGGCGGAGCATGTGGGGCGTGAGCGTCGGGCGCCCCCGCAGCGTCGTCCTCTTGTAGAGGATGTTCTGTAGCGACTTCCCCGAGAATCCGAGGACCGGCCGGTCGGGGCCGACGTCGTCGGGGATCAGCGCGAGGGTCGCGGGGCGGAGCGGTATCCAGCGCTCGCCGTGCCGGCCCGCCCGTGTCGTCTTCTTCGTGCGCTCGCGCCGGACGAGGATCCGCCCGCGGGAGCGGTCGACGTCGCGGGCGAGCAGCGCCTCGGCCTCGCCGATCCTCATGCCCGAGCCCTCGATCACGCAGAGGATCGGGCCCCATCGCTCCGGGAGTGAGCGGACGAGCTCGACGAGGTACGCGGCCGAGGGCGGGCGGACCTCCGGGGAGTGATAGACCGGCAGGGTCAGACGGTCGCGGGCGACGGGATTCGGGTCGATGCCGGCCCGCGCCAGGGCGTCGCGCAGGAGGGCGACCGAGGCTCCGATCGAGGACGCCCCGAGCCTCCCCTCCCCCGCGACCCGATTGATCCAGCGCTGCACGACCACGGGCGTCAGCTCGCCGACGCGCATCGCGCGGATCTCGGGCGGCAGGCGGCGCAGGCTGGAGCCGTAGTTGCCGATCGTCGCCTCGTCCACGTCCACCCGGGCGGCGATGTGATCGGCGACGAGCGCCTCGACGGTCGGCGATCGCTCAATCCGCTCGGAGGGATTGAGGTCCGGCACCCGGCCGGCGGCGAGCTCCTCGAGGATGTACCCGCGGCGGGCCTCGGCGAGCTTGCGCGTTCGCTCGCTGCCGCCGTGCCGCAGGCGCGAGTCGCGGCCCCCGAGGCGCCATCGGACGATGTACCGCCGCTCGCCCTTCTCACCCGGCCGGGCGGCGCGCCAGCGGCCGTCGGCGCCGCGGACCCGGACGAGGATGTGCGCCGATCCCATCGGGCGAAGATACCCCGTGATGCACGGGTGAGGTCAACGTCACTTCTCGACGAGCGTCCAGCGCTCGAGGGCCGCGTCGAGGTGCTCGCGCCGGATGAAGCAGCGGCGCACCCCGGGGACGCGGACGGTCGGCAGCTCGCGGAAGATCGCGTCGGCCAT